GATATACCGTAATCGTGTTCCTTATAGCAAGAAAAATGTTTTAACAAGGGATAACAATAAATGTGTATATTGTGGGAGTATTCATGATCTTTCAGTTGATCATATTATTCCATCTTCAAGAGGTGGAAAATCATCATTTGAAAATTGCGTTGCCTCATGTCGATCATGCAACAATAAGAAAAATGACAGAACCCCAACTGAAGCAAAAATGTATATGAAAGTACAACCATATGCACCAACTATATCAGAGTTCTTTAGAATCAGAATGAAACAACTTGATATTGATAAATTTTTAAAGGATATAGGAGTATATTAATGAAACAAGATAGGATGATTGATAAATACTTAGCATATCTTAATGAAGCTGAAAGGAAAGAGGTATTAACATACAAGTTAAAGAATAAATATATGTGGTTGTATCATGGGACTATTAAAAAGAATGAATCAGTTATTAAAAGGCAAGGTTTAAAAAGAGAACATATGAAGGATTATACAGGTTATCCTGAATTTAAACCTAAAGGTAAATATTACAATGCTAAGGTACTATGGGTAACATCATATTATAAATTTGCTAAATCATTTTCTATAGGTATGAGTATAAAAGCTGAATTATTTAAGAAGCATAGAGGTCCAGTATTATTAGTTAAAGTTGAAAGTAAATACTTGGATTATTTAAACCCTAAAAAACTTGAACAAAAACTATTTGATGAATATTTATACTTAAAAGACATACCGATTAGAGACATTATATTTCCAGATGACTCTAGATATAAGATTATTGAAAAGAAAATGACATATTTAAAGAATTAATAAATTTCTAAGGAGTATATTAAAATGGATCCACAATATTTAAGCGCTTTAAAAGATCTAAATACAAGTAACCCAAAAAAGTTAAAGATCGAAAATAAAGAACAAATATTAATGGAACAGGATAATCAAAAGGAAAACGAAATAAAGAAATCAATTGTTTTATGGTTTATGAAAAATCCTTATCCGAATGATGATGCTATTCATAAACTTGCAAATGAAATGGGAATTGATAAACATGAATTTGAAAAGTATATTTATGCAGTCTTAAGTTCCATATTAAGCGAAGGAAGGTCAAAAGGAAAAAATAGTAATTATGATCCAGAGCAAATTAAGATGGGCATTAAAGTTGAAATGGAGCATACAACGTGTCCAACAATTTCTGAAAAGATAGCATGGGATCACTTAGCAGAAATCCCTGATTATTATACTCGATTATCAAAAATGGAGAAAGAAGCTGGAGTAGACCACGAAGAATAAGATTGGTCATCCTCATAAGAATTTAGAACAAATGTTTGTAAATGTGAAAGGAGAAGGTATGAATTTGATAAATAACGTTTATGAAATTGCAGAACAGTTTATGTCTGACTCAGAATGGGTTAAGATAAACTATGAGAATTTAAGCGAATTAGCACGAACAATGACTTCAGCAGACCCACCAAAATTCCCGCTACCGGTTGTAACGGACTCGCTCAAGGGTGTTGTAATGGAACTGGTAGCAGCATCAATAAATTATTGTTATTGGTATGGTAAAAGTACGGTGAGACCGAATGGTGCATCATCAACAGTTATGTATGAACTATTGGATGAGAGCTTTTATAACTTTATACCAAATGCAAAACGATTTTCAAGTTGTATTGATACATTTGTAAAACATTTAGCGATTCAAAGATTTCCACTATTAGAAGAAAGAATCAAACATCTCAATGAATTAAAAAATGGAGCACTTGATTTTTGCAATGAAATTGACAATTGTTATACTATTGGTATGAGTCGTTATCATGAATTTGAAGATTTTTTTAAGTTAATGATTATATCATTCCCAGGTTTTGCATCAGACATATTTTTAAAACGAGCATCGTTATTTTTTATCCAACTAAACAGAAGATTTGGTTGGTTCAAAGAGGAATTAAAAATGTTACATGTTCCTGCGGATTATCAAATCCCTAAAATGTTAGAATCGCTTGATTGTATTACATATCATCCTTACCTTTCAATGTCCATTACTGAAGACAAACTAATTCCAAAAAACTCAAAAGAAGAATGTGAGATCCGTTCGGCGACAATACTCGCAATGCGAGAACTATGTAAATTAACTGAATGGAATATAGCTGAAGTTGATGGGTATTTATTTACAAAGAGACATCAAGCAACAGAAAAATTCCATCTTACAATCACTACAGATTATTAGGAGACAAACAATTATGAAACAAGTGACATTATCTGATAATGCATTAGAAGTAGCAAACAGTAGATACTTTATGGATGGTGAGAATTGGGAAAAGTGTGCTGAGCGTGTAGCTAACACAATATCATTACCAGAGGTAAATCAAAGAGAAAAATATAATGATGACTTTGCAAGTATGATATACAATATGGACTTTCTTCCCGGCGGACGTATTTTAAGAAATTGCGGACGACCACGTGGTTCATTATTCAATTGTTATCATTTACCAATAGGAGATTCAATTGAAGAAATCGGGCAATGTTTAAAAGATAGTTTAATTTTATGGAGTGAAGGTGGTGGAGTAGGGATCAATTTTACACCTTTAAGACCAGCTGGAGATCGTATATTTGGTAAGGGTGGAACCTCATCAGGACTTGTGAGTTTCTTAGAATCATTTGATCGAGTAGCAGACACAATTGAAAGTGGAGGATCAAGACGTGCAGCAGCAATTGCTCATGTTGATGTTTCACATCCTGAAGTTATTGATTTTATTGATGCAAAGTTAGCACATGGAAAACTTTCGCATTTTAATATATCTGTTTCTGTTAATGATGATTTCTTATTAGCAGTTGAAGCGGATATATATTGGACATTTAAATTCAAACAAAAAGATTATGGTAAAATTAAAGCTAGAGATATTTGGAATAAGATTGTAACGAATATGGTTGATTGTGCTGAACCAGGTCTTATCAATTGGACAAATTTCTCAAAGAACAATTCATATTATTTTGAACCTGTTATGGGTACAAATCCATGCGGAGAAACAACCCTCGGACCATATGGAGTTTGTGATCTTGGTTCATTAGTCCTACCTAATTTCATTACAGGAAACATTAATACAAACTGGAAAAAACTTGAAGCAACAATTAAACTTGTAGTTCGTTTTCTTGATAATGTAATTGAAGTAAATAAATATGTATTAAAAGATATTGATATTAATGCTCATAAATCCAGACGTATTGGTATTGGTGTTATTGGATTAGCAGAATATCTATTTGCTAAAAAAGTTCGATATGGATCTCAAAAAGCAGTAGATGAAACTGAAAGGTTAATGCAATTCATTAGAAACTCATGTTATCAAGCATCAATGGAACTGGCAATTGAAAAGGGAGCATTCCCACAATTTGATCCAATCTCATATGGAAAAGCATCATTTGTTAGAAAACTTCCAGCTACATTAAGAATGGATATAAAGAAACGTGGCATCCGTAATTGTACTTCAATGGCGCTCGCACCAACAGGAACCATTTCTCTTATTGCTGATTATACAAGTGCAATCGAACCCTTGTTTGCAAAAGCAATGATTCGTAAAGATAGAGTTGGAGATAGAATGTATGTTCATCCACAATATCAAGATATGATTTTAAACGATGAAGAAGTTCCTGAATGGTTTGTTGATTCATTTGATCTTGAACCAAAAGATCATTTTGAAATGCAGGTTGCATGTCAAAAGTTCTGTGATGCATCTGTAAGTAAAACAATCAATCTTCCAAATAAAACAACGGATGCAGATTTAAGTAATTTGTTGTTAGAATATATTCATGATCTAAAAGGTGTTACTGTTTATCGTGACGGATCAAGAGAAGGCCAGATTTTAAATAGAGTGTCAGAAGAAGAGGTTATATCTTATATTAAAAGTGATTCTGATACAGATAATAATCTTAATGAAGATCAGGTCAAGTGTGGAACAGGATCTTGTGAAATATAAGGAGAATTAGATGTTTATACGAAAAGACTTTGTTTCACATTCTGGTTTAAATCTATATTTTAAAATTGAATGTGATAGTTTAATAGACGAAGATACACAAACTATAGCATATATAATAGCGCAAAAATACAATTTTAAATATATATATATATATGGTATTCCAACTGGCGGTATTAAATTAGCAAACGAACTAAAACAATATTGTAATGATCAATATGAAACCATTCTTATTGTAGATGATGTGTTAACAACAGGAAAATCAATGGAACAAGCAAAAAAAGAACATGTCTTGTCTTCAAAAATGAACATACAGGGAGTAGTTATATTTGCTAGGTCAAAGTGCCCTGAATGGATAGACCCAATATTTCAGTTATGGAAGGAGTAATGAAATGGATGAAGAAACCAAAATGCAGCAACTAGACCGTTGGCTCAATCAATTAATATATCCTGGTAAACTTTCAGATTTTATACAGGATATAGAAGGACAATGCGAACCAGGCGTAGAAGTATATCGAAGATTTGCATTTTACACAGAAGAATATCAATATTTTATAATTGCAATAGATAGAGAAAAAGATGAGGGATATCTTGGTTGTCAAGTCCAAGTAAGAAAAGCAAGAGCTGGTGAAGATTGGTTACGTGGTAATGATTTGGCAGATGGCATATTTGATGAAGATACATGGTCTGATATTATTAATTCTATCATACGATACGAAGTAGTTAAGTTAAGTAAATATTTAAAACCAAATGAAATACCGGAAAATATTGATTAAGGAGTATATAAACAATGATGATTTTAAAAGAATATGAAATATGTTCATTAGCTATACAATGTCCATATAATTCAAATGACAGTTGTTTTGGAGCTAAGTCAGGAAGAGACAATGAATTTGTTTGTGATTATGTTAAAGATGGTAAAATACTTGATGGGCATTCAATGAGAATACCAGGAGATAAAACAGGAAGAATGAAAATCATTCTGGAATAATTAAGAACAAAATATAAAAAAGGTGGTAATCATGGAACAATCAAATGCCGATATTATTTTTGAACTTCTAACAGAATTTCGATCACATCGAGATGCTATAATGGTTATGATCAATGACCTTGAAGTAATCAAACAGGATATTGATAGACTGATTCCAAAAAAACTTGATGCTCGTTATGCTAGATTTTTTGAAGAAAAAATTAAGTCAGTAACCGAATTGTTTAAAACTCTTTTGGAGATGAGGAAAGAAATTCAAAAAAGTCTTAAAGAAGAAATTGATATTCGTAGAAAGGTTAATGTAGTTGATGATGAAAGGGATATCGAAAAGATTATTGATATAAGACAATTAGCAGATAGGGTTGAAACATTTCAAGATGATCGTAAAAAGATGCGTCACAAAACTCTTGAGAAAGCTCAGAGAGAAACAGATGAAATCGCAAGCGAAATTGTAACCGTTCAAGAAAGCGGTTAACGGAGGAAGTTTATGACAAACGAAAATGAGGCACAAGAAATTTTAAAAAACGTTGAAACAGAAGAAGAAGCATTACCTTCAAATGAAGATCCTGAAATCATTGATTTGGATGCAGAAGAATTAAAGGTTGATAATAGTGAAGAAGCTATGGACCTATATTCAGAGTTTAGTTCTTTTCTTGAAAAAACTACTGAAATTAAGGGTGATACTGGAATCAAACAAACAATTTCTACAGGAATTGATCTATTAGATGCTATTCTCGGTGGTGGATTTGCTATCGGAGCTTTAAGTATTATTGTTGGTCAACCAGGCAGTGGAAAGTCAATGCTTGCAATTCAGACAATGGGAGCTGGAGAAAGACAATATAAGGGAAAGATGATCCCATTGTTTCTTGATTCAGAAGAAGCAACAACAAAAATAAGACTTTCAAATCTAGGAGTTAACTATCCACCAATAGAACCTATCTCTGATATTACAGTAGAGAAAGTATTCAAAGTTATTGAAGGGGTATGTTTATTCAAACAAGAAAAAGATATTCTTGACACTCCTTCAATGGTAGTTTGGGATAGTATTGCAAATACATTATGTCAAGCTGAAATTGAAGCAGATGATATAAATCAGGTCATTGGTAGAAAAGCTAGAACTCTTTCATTATTAATACCGAAGTATGTTGCAAAATGTTGCTCAGAATAATATTGCATTGATCGCAGTTAATCAATTGAGAGATGTTTTATCTATGGGTCCTTATGGTGCTCCTAAAGATTTAAAATTTATGAGTAATACAAAAGACATGCCTGGTGGAACAATATTAAAATACAATGCATTTCACCTAGTTGAGATGAAAGTTAAGTCTGCAATTGCTCCAGGTAAAGCAGAAGATTCTAATAAATATGGATTTGAAGGTGTAATCTGTAAATTGAAGTGTGTTAAAAACAAACTCTTTCCACCAAATATTGAAATTGAACTTGTTGGTTCATTTGTATCAGGATTTTCAAATTTCTGGACAAACTATAATTTCTTGAAAAATACGAAGAGGTTGAAGTCAGGAGCATGGAACTATTTAATAACATTACCTGACCCTAAATATAAGTTCAGAACTAAAGATGCTCCTCATAAATACAAAACAAATCCGCATTTAAAGATTCTGTAGAAGAAGCATTAAATACTGAAATAATTGGGAAGTATTCACCAGAGATATAATCTAACACTTTCATTATTTTAGAACAAAAAGTAAATATGTTATAGATTGAAATGAGACAATCGAAAGGGAGAATATTAAAATGGGTGAGATGACAAGTTTATTAAAAGAAGTTGTTGAATATCTTGCAAAACTAAGTGTTGACCGACCAGAAGAAGTAGAAGTCAAAACATCAATGTCTACCAAATCAATTATTATTCAAATAAGAGTTCACGAAAGTGATTGTGGGAAGATTATAGGGAAACAAGGACGATCTATTGATTCAATGAAGGTCCAGTGCTTAAATATTAAAAATACACAATATCCAGAAGATTCAAGACGAATTATGCTTGAAGTTCTGGAGGATGAAGACACAGAGTTTTCATACAAATAATAGGGGGTTTAAAAAATGTTAAAAGAGTCTAAAATTAGAGTGTTAGAAAATTTCTATGCACTTGACTATATTTTCTTCGGGAAACCAGTTAATGAAGTAGAGATGTGCTGCCCTATTGTGAAAGAAGAATATCTTTCTGTCAAAGGCGCACTTCTATCAGTATTTGTTGAAATGTTAAAAATACTTGACCATAAACCAGGAACAGTTCAAGAATCTATTGATGGCAAAGTTCTTAATACAATGGCTAAGAAATCAGCAAACATTGCTCGTGAAAATTCAGAAAAAATCGTTACTACACAAAAATCAAGAGGTAACATCAAGGAATCTTTACAGGATGAATTGAAAAGTGATCCTGATGCTGATGTTGGTGGTATTGTTGAAAAAGCAATCCGCTCAAAAGCATTTGGTCTTGCTGTTGATAATCTGATGGTTGCACGTTCTTTAACTGAGGCAAAACAACCTGAAAAGATGAATGAATGGGAAGGTCGTATTGTTGAAGATTCATATAAGATTCTTCGTGATAGTCTTGTAGAATCTGCTTATCAAATTCTTTATGATGTTACTGACGACGAAGTAAAAAAAAAGTTAACTAAAGAAGAAGAAGTATCTGAAATAGGTGCCGGACCTGCAGCTGCTGCCGGTGCTATTGGAGCATTAGCTGCTGCAAAAGGTGCTAAGTGGCTGGCTTTAAAAAGTAGAGCTAAAAAAGCATGTGGTCAACATAAAGAAGATAAAGCAAAATATAAAGAATGTGTTAAAGCAAGCATGAAAAAACCCAGTTAAACAATAATTAACTGAAAGGTGACGAATGGTAGAATTATCAAATGAATACGAAAAACTTTTACGTTATTTAGAAAATGAGAAAGGTGCCACCAGTCCAGTTAAGAATAAAAAAGAAAGAAAAAAAGAAATAAAAAAGGCAAAAGCTTCTGTAACCACTAAGCAGATTTTAGAGGAATCAACTATTAATGATTTCATAGAGATTCCTCATACGCACAATCAAGTTGAAGGGGGGTCTGACGGGTTTAGTGTTCTTGAATTTGAATCAATGATGAGATCAAAACTTGTTGAGAAATATAAAACAAGTCAGACTTATGAAAGACCTTATATTTCTTGTAGTGAATTATATAATTGTCTTAGACAATCGTATTATGCAAGAAGTAGATATCAAATAGATATAACATCTCAGTTTAAATTTTCTTATTTGTATTTAATACAAAAGATAGGAGATGTAATACATGATATTTTTCAAAAGTTGTACAACTTTTCTGAGGTTGAAAAAACTGTTGTAAGTGAAAAGTTTAAAGTCAAAGGACGAGTTGATGCAATAAAAGGATCGAACTTATATGAAATAAAAAGTATAGATCCAAAAAAATATAAAGGTAAATTTATCAAAGAACATTGGTTTCAGGGATTGATATATGCTTATATATTGATTACTGAATACGGATATACAATTGATAAGATTACAATTATATATGTCTTGAGAGATTTGAAAACTGTAAGAGCTTTTGATTTAGATGTAGATTTAAAATTAGCTGAAAAGTTCCTTCAAAGAGCTCCAGTATTATTAACAGCGCTTGCAGATAATGTTCCACCTGATCCGATTGGGGCGACAAAAGACTCATGTCAATGGTGCCCTTATAAGGATTATTGTGTAAACGATGAAACTGTTAAACTCGTTCCACCTTTTATAAAAAAGAAAAAAAATAAAGACACACCAAAGGAAGATAAACCAAAGCATGATGATACAGTGTTTTTATTATAGGAGATAATTAAAATGATTATAGTATACCCAATGTTAACCTCAGAAAGCATTTCTCCAAATGTGTTACCGGGACTTGTTAAAGCGGTTGAAAAATATATCTTATTATACAATACCGATGAAGTCTTAAAAGCAGCAGGCGTCTCAACCGCAGGTAAAATCATGTCAACCGGAGGAAAAGTTATTGCCGGAGTGGCAGGTGCCGTAGCAGCTGGAGCTGGAGGATACTTAGCTAAAAAGTTTTTCGACAATACAATAGAGGATGGAAATCCAATATCAGAAGCTCCAACGTCTAAAACTAAACCACAACCAACTAAACCTGTAAACGTTACAGTTAAAACCGGAGGTGGAGGTGGAGGTGGAGTAAAACCATCACTCGATATTCCAAGAGGTGATGCCATTTCACTTGAACCTACATGGCTTCAAGTTACTACTCAAAAGAAAGGATTGCAACTTCTAGGTGTTAAAGTAGTTCCCTTTAGAATTAAATCATCTGAACCAATTACATCACTCGTAATGAAGGATGTGCAACTAAAATTTTTGAGCTATTTAGGGACCAAGTATACTCGTGGTATGGTAAGAGTAGTCTTTAGATTAATGAAGAAACTGAAGGTTCCAGTTCTAAAAGACAAACCAATTACAGGAGATCCAAGGCAAGATGTTTTGTTAGGTCAAAGTGTTTACGGAAAGAACATGTTCATTTGTATGAATCAAATGGATTTAGATAATGATGAAGTATTCTCAAGCCCAGCAAATGTTCAAAAGGTACAAAAACTTGGTTGGGCATCATTTATTATTGTTGATGATGTAAACAGAAGAGCCACTTTCTGTATGAAAGAATTTAAGGGAGTATGTTCAGTAGTACCTTTTAATTACATGTTCACATCACTTGGAAAAGATATGAACCAAGCATATGAAGATCTAGAGGATCTTAAAAAAGCGTCTGGACCATTTTTCAATATGAGAACTAACAGACGTAAGGCGTTTTCTGAATCAAAAACATCAGTAGACAAATACTTAGAGTTAATACAAGGAAAATAAATTATGGGCGGATCAGATATTAATTTAGATGCTCTTATTGAAGATACAAAAAGTAATGGAGATATTCAAAGTAATCCTGATATCTTAGAAATTTATAGTGAAAGACATCCGTTTAGTCTTTCTTTAAGAATTAATAATTTTGAAAATGAAGCTGAATATAAGAAGTTCGTTAAAAACTGTGAAATGTCAATTAGGAGAAGTATTGAATATAAAGATTGGAGAAATTACATTGTTGACGTACTTCAAATCAACGAATGTATGATTACCCACGAAAGAATGGACGAGGTAACAATAGAAGTCCATCATCACCTTCCATCCCTTTTTGTTCTCGTAACAGCATTAGTTAACAAACACATTGAAGAAAATGAGGAGTTCTGTACGTTTGATATTTGTCAAGAAGCAATCGAACTTCATTTTCAAAATAGAGTTGGTTATACAACTTTAATAAAAAGTATGCATGAAAAATTCCACAATGGCAGACTTGATATTCCGATTGAACTTGTACAAGGAGATTATAATAACTTTATAAGAAACCATTCAAAATATTTGGATGAGGGTGACATTGAAACAATACAATCGAGGTTAGCTATTAAAGAACATAATTGTTCATGGAGTAGAAACAACTATCAAGAAGAAATAAAAGAAGCTGTTTCTAATTAGGCGGATAATATATGGCAGAAACAATTGATAGAGAAAGTCGTCAAAGGGCAAATTTAGCAATTGATATCAATTTCTCAGGAGATAGATATCGAACTGCAAATGGATATTTTACATTCCCTGCGCCGGCACTTGAAACAATTGACCAATATTTATATTTTTTATTAACAAATTCAAAAGAAGTAAAATTTGAAAGACAATATTTGATGCGTCCGGATTATCTTAGTTACGATGAATATGGAACAGTTGCTCTCGCACAATTATTAATGTATGTAAATGCTGTACCATCAATTGAATTTTTTGAGCTAGAGACTGTTATTATACCTACAATGTCTGCAATAACAGAAATGTTAAAGGACAAATTCCCAAAACGACCTGTCAGTGAACTTGAGGAGGTAAGCTGGTAATGATAGTTAAAGAAAAGTTTGATTTATTAAAGGGAGTTGATAATATTTTAAGAATGCCTAAGGCAACTATTGCAAAATATACTGTCGAAAATGGGCCACGTAGAATTTTTGTAATGGTTGAATTAATGAAAAACAGAATAAGTCATTATACAAAAGATAAGGTGTTTAACAAATTAACAAATTTAAACGAACGGAAATTTATCAATGTTGTGAACATGCCAGATTACCCATTACCAATCACATATAATATCCCAACAAAAAGTATGATATTAAATGTTAGTCCTTTTGGTGTTACTGATATAGAAACAACAAAACCAGGAACATTTAATTTATATGCTCTTATGGTATATGGTATTGTTTTTAGTGAGTTGATATCAGGTAAGATACCAATCACAGACAAATATAGTGAAGTAATATCAAATTATCTTCTTAGTGTTTTAATGAGACTATTTGGAAAACAGTATGGATTATTAGGAAGTTTCTCAACTGAAATTCCAAAAATGAAATTTTTGACAAACCTTTATGTGTTAACTGCATTTTTTGGAAAACACGGGACGTATGCATATAGAAAAGCATCCTCTGCATCTGCATTTGATTATAAAGAAATTGAGAGTGATTTAAAGAAATATGACTTTGAAAACATAAGCAATTTCATTCAAGCATTATCAGATTTTGGTGTAATGCCAAATATAAATAAACATGTATTTGCAGCTAAGTTATTGAGATTCTTTGGTTTAAATGTAATGCCTGCATTTGAGGATTGTTCAAGATTCATCGCTACAATTGCAACTTCTGATATTAAAGGAAGTAATGTCATATCAACATATTTATCAAAATATAATGAAAGAGAGTTTTCAAAAATATTAGAAATTTCTAAAGTTATATTTAAAAGGAAATAAATGGAAAAAGCATCTGCATTTGGAAACTATAGAGCTGTTGTTGTTAACAATAAAGATAAAGAGCAGTTCGGTAGAGTCCTTGTACACATTCCTGATTTTATGCCTGAGGTTGACAGAACAAAAGGAATTTGGGCAAGACCCGCAAACAATCCTCTTGGTGGAAGAAATAAAGAAGATAATATGGATAACTACTATGCTGGATCATCATACATTCCACAAAAAGGGGCTTGGGTTTTTGTATTTTTTGAAGGTGGTAATATTAACAGACCATATTATTTTGGTGCACTAGATTTAGAAAATACAAAAGTCTTACCGGAAAATCAGGTAGGATCAAATTTTGAAAATAAATGGACATTAATTAAAAGTGGAGACGGTAGAGCAATTGTTGTCTCTGATGATCCCGATGATGAAAGGACTGAAATAACAGGTAGAAAAAGAAAGCTGACAAATCCTCCTTCTGGAGATACAGTTTCTGTATTTGAAATTGAAGATAATCAAACCACAATATTACTTGATGAAAGAGTTGACAAACAAAAATTATTAATCAAAACATATAAAGGCGACTTTATTAAATTAGACATTGATGATAGAACTATTGAAATACAAGTGGCTAGTGATATTCATATAAAATCAGGTGGTCACTTATTAGTAACAACCAGTGGAGATCAACATTTTTTATCTGGAGGTGCAATGTATCTTACAGCAACAAAAGATATTAATTTCTTATCTGGAGGTACAATCAACAGTCAATCATCAGGTGAATATAATGTAAAAAGTGGATCTCATGCTATTGAAGAAGTAGGTGGGACAAAAATTACAAAGGTTGGAGATGAACTGTATGTGCAATCTGCTGGAGATATGCATACTCAATCTGGTGGTATGATTGCTAGAGATGCATCCCCTACTATTCAAGATAATTCAGGAGCATCAACCCCACCACCTGCAACCACTGTTGATGCAACTCCTGCTTCACCATCAAATCCAGATGGGAGTAGAGAATTATAATGGCAGACTCAACAGCATACATTGACACAACATCTTTCTATGATACAACTACTATTATTGTTTATGATTCAACAGGTGCATTTGATGCTTCTGTTGCTAATACATTAGTTGATGAATTTGATTCTTTTATGGGTCCTTTGACTAGTAAATGTAGTGAGTTAGAAGGACAGTTAAGTGATATAAAATCAAGAATAACCAACTGTAAAACAAGTCCACCCACCGTTATTAATTCGATGATGGTAAATTCATTAGATGCTGCGTATGGAAGTTCGGCGTGGGCAACCTCTGATGCGCTGGCGAACAATATAACAGATACAATTAACAAATGTAGTTTCTTCGCATCTTATGCTACGGAAGTTCCAAAGTTTTCAGAACCAGGTAAGTTAACTGATGCTTTAAATGCAGGAGCAAGTACAAATACTACACAGGTAGTTAATGATGTAATTGACGAAATGAAAAAAGAATTTCCGGGTGTACCTTTTGAAGAATTAGGACTTGGTGCTGAACTAGATACTCTAGCTGGCGCACCACGACCTTCAAATAGTATTCCGAAAACATCAGTTACAGATCCTGCTGAAGCAGCAAGTGATGTAATCCCTTCAGGATTTAGTGAAGTCAATATAAGGAAAACAGTTGTTAGTGACGTAGCAAAAAGTTTAAAAATGATGGACTCAATGGTCGAATGTACTAATTCAATTGGAGGTTCTGCTTTTGCAGATCAAGTTGATGGCATGACAGCAGAACTTGATTGTTTTTATGACACAGTTGGGTTACACAGTGATCCAGCCAAATCAAATTATGGAGAATTTGATATTGATAAATTTTTACTTGGTGTTGATCCAATTAAAGCAAGTAACATTAAAAAGGGTATGAATCTTCAAGCAAAAAGTCAAGGCAATACACAGGCAGCAGTAAAAATGGGAGCAAACACATTAACGGTTGAATCATCTGCAATGGGCAAAACACAATCTGATTCTATAGCTATAAAAAAACAATACATGGAAGATAATTCAAAAACTGTATTTGTAAAACCAGATTCAGGAAGTACTCCAGCAAGATTAGTAGAGATGCCGGCACCAGAACCTTATCAACCAGTATTAGTAACACCTGGCGAGCCACCTGATCCACCACCTCCGAAAGTAGCATTAGCTAAATATGTTGTAGATCAGGGATTGTTTTATACTAAATATGCTAACAATTATACTGACTATGATCCAAACAGATCATGGAAACCAGTTTTTATGTCAGATGCATATAATCATTTGGTATGGAAAATTATTATAGATTTACCTTCCCCCGACCAACTAACTGTAGATATTTCAACATATGTTTATTCATTGGTGCATGAACTAAAAGAAAAAATGATAGATGGAGTGAAACATAATTATTGGGCAGTTGGAGGATTTATGTCTGGTAATCTTAGTATAAGAAACTTGACTACTGGAAGATTTAGACCTATATTCAGAGACAATTTTGGTAATGTAGGAGTTACATATTCAGATAAAATACCTTCATCTGAATGGATAAGCGACACAACTATAATTCCCGCTCTCATGAAGGAAGCACTAAGACAAGCTATTAAGAAATGGCCTCCAGTAACAAACACAGAAGTTGATAGAATACTTGAAAACATATCATAGAGTATCTAGGAGATTATATAATGCCAGATGTAGCAAGGATAGGAGATCCATGGGTAGGAATATGTATATGTCATCAACAGCCAACTCCTATGACTGGTGTGATTATAACTGGAAGCCCAGATCATTTTTCTGGTGGACCAGCAGTAGCAAGAGTAGGAGATACTGTGCAAGGCAAATGTGGACATACAGGAACTATTAATTCAGGTAGTGCAACAAATTTTACAAACGGAAAATCAAAAGCACATGTCGGAAGTACTACCACAGGATGTTTAATAGGATCAATAACTGCAGGTAATCCAACACACATAACTGGTTAAGGAGAAGAGCATGAGTTACGAGGATGATTTAAAAGAAATTAATTTTAAATATACCCAAAACGAAATGGCTACTACTCCCGGCATTACAAGAAAAGATAGGGAAACTATAAAGCTTGGTGGAGTTGAGTTTTATACAAATGAAAAATTAAGACAAAAGTTTATATTAAGTTTGTTAAAAAATACTCCAGTAAAAAGTCATAAAACAGTTATAAAATTGGTTAATGAAAAAACTATCATTCCTGCATTTTTGACTAAATCAAGTTTTTCATATTATTTAAAACATTTCTTCACCGGTCTAAAGCATAAATATTCTGGAGCATATGGCATCTATATGCATGATAGCAACACAATAATTGTTTTAATTGACACGAGTTATAAAATTCTTACTTGGGTTCCTGATAAACATTTAGCAAGTGTAACATTACATGAATGTATGCATATGGCTGCTGAAAAAAACCAAACTAAATTCACTAGAATAAATATTGTTCCATTACATCAATATTATTCAAACTTTTTAGATATAATATTTGATATGAAGGGTAACGATAAAAAATCAATTCTTGATTGGATAATGTATATTCGAAGGTTTGAAACTGGAAATGTTAAATTAAATGGAAAAGTGTATGCCGATAAAATTATAAATGCAGTTAAACCATATTCAAAATTTTCAGGAGATGCTTTCGATACTAGAGTTAATGCTATATTAGAATATGCATTTGAGTCTTATGGTGCTAATGACTCAAACTTAAATAGTATAATTAACAAATATCCATTTATATTTCGAGGTCTCATGAAAGCGTATAAAGTCGCATTTAAATTTGATGCAGCAACAACACCATATCAGGAGCTCTTTTATCCATCAGAAGTTATATGCATGTTAGCATCAATGGAACTTGGTAAGAATAGATATGTTTCAGCTAGTTTAGATATTATATTATAAGGAGTTACAATGGCCAAAATTATTTTAAGACCTTCTTTATTAAAGATAAGACGACAGTCGGTCAAGTGGATTATCATACATCATACGGCAGAAATGTATAAGAATCCTGAAGCACGTATTGACAATCCGAAATATCAAATGCCTGGAATATTTAAAGGAGTATTAGAATTAAAACAAGGCGATGTAAATTATCATTATGTTATTGAAAAGATTAAAGAAGATTACGTAGCTATTGCAACTCGTCCATATCCATATCTTTGTGAGTGGGATTCAATTCCAGATGAAATAAATTCGAGAGCGATTCATATTAGTATTTTAGGTAATTATGATTTTAAAATCCCACCAAAACGATTATATGAAATTATGGCTTACAGATTAGTAAATCCAATGATGAAAATGTTTAACATCACACCAAGTAAAATTAAACTTCATAAAGAAGTATCAACAGATAAAGATGTATATTGTCCCGGAGAGTTTTTTGATAAAGATAGACTTATTACACAAGTAAGAAGGTTTGTAATTAAATAATGGCATCGTTAAAAGGAAAAACATATGAAAAAATTCATGGTCCTGAAAAAGCTAAACTTTTGAGAGAACAGAGAAGCAAACATTTTAAAAAAGTAAGAAAAGGAAAAAGTACATGGAATAAAGGACTGACAAAAGAAACTGATGAACGAGTTAGAAAAAATGCAAAAGCAGTAAGCAAATCAAGAATATACACAATAGAAGAATATAAAGAAAAATACCCAACCTTTATTAAGGAAGAAAATCCAAAATTTGAAAATGGACAAATTAAAGTAAAATGTAAATTCTGTGATAAATATTTTACACCAACAAGATCACAATTATATGAAAGATTAAGAAGATTTGATCGAAATTATGAAGTGAGCGGGAATAGCTATTTCTATTGCTCAGAAATTTGTAAAGATAAATGTGAAGAATTTGATAGAAAAGTTGATCCTAAACAACTTGAAAAATTCAAACGATATTCTTCATTAGTGCATCGAGAAACTTACAAAACTTTAAAAAAATATTTTTTTAAAATAAACAACCTCAACTTAAGAGGGAATAAATATAATTATGAATTAGATCATATATATTCTATATATGATGGGTTTTTGAATAATATCCCTCCAAATAAAATAGCTCACCATAAAAATTTACAAGTCATTCCAAAACAATTAAACAGATCCAAAAGTATCCATTCAACTATTACATTAGAAACTTTACTATCTTTTAAGTAACCATTTAAATCCATACAGATCTATATATATTAATTAGTGAATAATAATGAAGGGTATTTCGTTAATTTTTTATAACTATTGAATCAACCTATAAAAATGAAAGGATGTAAAATGTTAAAATATTGGGGTATCTTATTATTGAGCATCTTGTTATTTTCAGGATGCGGTGTCAAAAACATTCAACTAATTGATCCAACCGGAAGACAAATACCAACTCCTCATTATATGTTAATGAGCACATCTGATTTAAACATTCAAACAGTATCATATTGGGCAACATTTAAATCGAAACAAGATTTAGATGGGTCAATTATTCAACATCCAACCTTCATTCCTTATACCAAGGATTATAAATTTTCAATGAAAAAATATTCACATGTATGCCTTACGATTGAAGTTAGAAATCCGAAGCGTATAGAGTATAAACTTGTTGAAAAAATTACGACTATGAAGAAACATGAAAGTTATGCAAAATATAACAGGAAGGTTGTGGGTATAAGCGATTTGCCTTACAGACAGTTTATAATTAACCTTCCATTCCATAAAGAAGATATAGGCAAGATTCAATATGGAGTGGACTTAGTTACAGTTGATAATTTCCCAATTATGCATTTCGGGAATATCAATTATAGATTAACCAATTAAAGAAAGGAGGTGAGATCGTGAAGAAGATCGCTGTTGCATTAATGCTTGTATGCTTTATTATCACTGGGATTGCTTTTGCAGATGATGAAAAGACCCCGATTCCAAATACAATTGTATCACCGGAATTGCTTGGTCCCCATTATCTCTGGACAGCAGAACCACCCAAAGAAACATCTGATAATGAAACGAACATTCAGGATAGAGTTGAAGAAGGTGCGATTACTCCGGCAACAGAGGATCGTATCAAAGAAGTATCAGATCGTCAAAAGAACTGATGCCGCAGACTAATCATGAGGTCTGCATGGAAGTAGGAATTTAGTATAAGCTTATAACAAATTGAAACATAAACCTTAAATAGCAAGGAGTTTTAAAATGAAGAAAAGAATTATTGCGTTAATCGCAGCAGGACTGATGTTCAGTTTTGGTAGTTTGGCAATCGCAGGTGGTGGATCTGGTAATGCAACCGTTACCGGTTTTTATGAAGGTGGAGCAGCATCTGACGATTATTCCAGTAAAACCCCAGGTAATGATGGTGCCATCGCCTCGTCGAACGGTATTGCATATGGAACAGTTGCCACATCGGCCTCAGCAGCGCCGATTAAAATTTGGTGTTTTACGATTCCCGGATATGCATATGAGACAGGCGGTCTCACAGGAATGGATGAGTCCAGTGCCAAGACAGATGTAAATGATTCCGGTTATACATCAGCAGCGGAAGCGAGTGCAGCAACCAATGGCCATATTATTGGTGGCGGCCTTGCTCTTGGATTGTGTGGAGATCGTGAAACCGTAGTTACTAACCTCAGTGTTAGTGGGAACGTTGCTCAGGAAACCTGGGTCAACGAAATTGGATACCCTAATGGAAGTGGTATCGGTGCCCAGCAAATGAGTAATGGTTATTTCATGAACGAAAGTAGTGACTATGCTTCTGGACGCGGTCTTGCAATCGGCGCTGATTGTTTGAGTGGTGGAATTTCTACCCAAGGTAGTAGCATTGTTACAATCAATCCGGGTGTAAGCATCTCCGGTTATGCTCAAAATAGTGTTACTACAAATGCTAAGAATCTGGTAGCTTCAAATGTGTCCGGTTCTGGTATGGTCAGTGGTATAATTACTAATGGAAATAGCTTTGCCGGCGGTACCACCACTTTCTCTTATAACGGTGGAGTTTCAGGTTCTGGTAATGCTTCTCTAAATGGGAATATATCTACGACCGGTAACATGACTGTAATATCTGTTCATGGTTCTTCACAAGCAACAGTTAACGGGTCAATAGGTGACCCCAGGTAATATCAGATTTGATTGACTTATGTTGAATGTGACAGATAAATATTTATCTGTCACATTCTTTAAAATATAAACACCTAAATACAGGAGTTCAAAAAATAATGATGAAAAATATTTTCGTAAGTGTAATTGCAGCAATGTTCATTCTGTTTGCAATCCCGGCCATGGCTGATAGTGACGCTGATGCTGTGTCTGATGCTGATATAACTCAGGGTCCCATTAACTCTTACAATACAAGTATTGCCGCCCCGATTCCCGGTGGTGCTGCATACGGTCCGGCCATTAACTACTTCGGCAAACCATTACCGAGTGAAGGATTCCAGCCCGTTGAAACCATACTGATGTATGTATGTTGGTTTAGCGATGGTGCTTTGGACAGTATACTCAAGGGTTTTGATGATGCTGAGGCCGAACTTGAAATAGCTGATCTTACTTACAACGATGCACCGACCCGCAGAGAAAACGGCGACACTCGGTATATCAAAATCGGGTTATGTTACTGCCAAGTCCGATGGCCGAAATGCAACTATGGTTGAAGTTATGGCCGCAGCTGCTAAGGAAGCATTAGAAGCAGGCGCCAACGTGATTCATTTCACAGCTCAGGGTGCTGTACGTGATGTGTTCTCATCTGGTTGGGGCGTTGGTCTTAATACGACTCAAGCTCAGGTCAATGGTGCAGGTCACACAAATGTAAGTTCCAGCGGCATGGGATATTCAAGTGCCCAAGCTGGAACAAGAGATCTACCCTGGTTGCAAGGTTTTGCTCTGGTTGATTACGACCTTGAACAACCCGTAAAGAAGAAAATGACCAGATAGACCGGTCGATTTTACCAGTAGTTAGAACATAATAAAGAGTGGGGATGATAGTTATCCTCACTCTTTTTTTGTAATATAAAGGAGCATTAAGATATATGAAAACCCCAGAGGATGTTAGAATTTTAGTTGTTGGCGATATCATGCTTGACAAATATGTTGTTGGAGATGTATCAAGAATTTCACCTGAAGCACCAGTTCCTATTGTTAATGTTTCTGAGGAATATCATACTCTTGGAGGGTGTGGTAATGTTGCAAGAAACATAAGAGAACTAGGCGCAACGGTTGATTGCCTAGCTTCAATTGGAGGTGACCGTGATGGTAAAAAAGTTTTGGATGAACTTAATCACATTGGAGTAAATACCAATCTAATATTAATGGGTTCTTATCAAACAATAGCCAAAGAAAGAATCATTTCAGATCAAAGACAAGTTCAAATGTTGAGAATAGATCGGGAAACAATTAGACCTGTTAAAGCTGAATCAGCTATCAAAAGACTTGAAAGTATAAACATTAATGATTATGATATGATTGTCATTTCGGATTATGCAAAAGGTATGATCACAGAAGACTTGATGGTTTATTTAAAATCAAAAAATGTAAAAATAATTGTTGATCCAAAACCCATTAATGCTTATATGTATAATGGTGTTTATATGATGACCCCAAATGAAAAAGAATGGGATACTATGCAAGTTTCTTCTTCATATATACTAACTGATGTTCAATTCTTTCTTGTAACAAAGGGAAAAGATGGAATGACATTGATTAAATCTGGAGGTGATTATTATTGGCGCATCCCTGCGGAACCAGTTGAAATTTATAATGTTTCTGGTGCAGGGGATACAGTTGTTGCTGTTATGTCAGTATGTATTGCAATGGGAGTAAAAGAATTGGATGCGGCAAGACATGCAAATAGATGTGCTCAGGATGTTGTTACTCAACCAGGGACAACTGTTGTATCAAAGAGACTTTTTATGAAACCCTTTAAACATATCATTGAAAAATAATCAATTATACAATACTCAACTATATATATTAATTATTGAATAGATGGGAATTGTTCGCTGTATAATTTTGGTCTTCTGTTGAAATCACCCCAACCCTGACAACAATGGAAGACCATTAGAATAACCTCGGCATATTTAATTATATGTCGGGGTTATTTCACTACATGCCATAGGAGGTATTTTTTGCTACGAATCGAACAGGGTGGTCCGAAACAATGGACAGTAATTGATGAAAAACATGAACCAATAAAACTCATGCTCTTATCTTCTTCTGTTACAAATAAATATTTTATTGTAACTAAATTTATAGAGGGCGTTGCTGAATTATGTGGAGAAGAGTTCAGTGACTGGTTTATGAAATTATTGACTGATTGCGAGGACGAAGAATTAAGACCGAAAGCTATTATTGATAATATTCCAAAACTTAAAGAATATGTTAATAAATATTTAGACTATAGACAAATTGATTTTTCACAGTTTGTTGATATAACTAAAGCTAAGAAAAATTCAATTCTATTTATGCCCGATGAAATTGAAACAATTATTCGTTTATCGTGCTATTTAAAAATATATTCAGCTATATCGAATAACGAAAAGTTAAAGTTAGGGCAAACCTTGCATCGTGAAGTTTACAATAAGTTAGCTTCTGAAATTGTTGAATCAGATGTTGTAAGAAAAATTTATGATGTTATCAAAACTAAAACATTTAGATACAATCTCACAGATAGATTTATGTGGGAATATATTAAAAATGTTCAAGGTAAAGATATCGGAATACATGTTGTTGAAATATTTAACTTTATCATGAATCATATTCTAATCCTGTGTGAAGAAGACAAAAATCCGATTACATATTTTGTTGGGGTAATTGATGAATCGGTAAAATGGTTTCTTCGATCAGTTTATAAAGGGTCAATTGTTTATGATGATAGTATTTCAACTGAGGATATTCAGGGAATTAATACAGATAACTTAAAGACATATAGTTTCAATGATACATTGGGTCGGTTGAAAGGCATTGCATATGAGAAGATATATGAATTGCTTCAGAAACAGGTAACATTGACTGTTGATAATAAACCGGATGAAAGCGATAAAGATATTATAACCTTTCATGAAAGAGCAAGTGAAATCGAATTTATTTCACCATTATCTGAAACATTGATATACCCAATATTGTCAAAGATGACGCAAATACCATATCATCACTTTAAGACATTATCACCTGAACATTCAGCTGTCATTTCAGTTTATATGCAAAATCTATTTAGACTTGCATTTTCAACTGATTATAAGGATTTATTTGCATTATTGAATTATTATCCAACAAGAAGTCCATCGTTAACAACTACATATAAGATTAAGTCTGTTCATGAATTTATTGCTGCAGCAGATAAACATCAAGACTTCTATGGGTTTAATGTAAAGATTCTTCCACATACATTACTTTGTCACTATGTTGGTAGAGTATCTAGAGTTGACTTTCGTGATTTACTTTCAGGAAGGAAACTTGGTGGTATTCCATTATCAAAGATTGAACATAGTATGATACAATTCTTCACATTATATTTCGCAAATAAGATGGAAGATGAAATTGCAGTTATGACAAAGTTAATGAATGCTGATTTTTAAATGATTTGGGGGATGTAAGTCCCCCATTTTATTTTTTTGTATCTATAAATTCAGAACAAAAAACAAATAGGATACATCCACCCACAATGGAGGATTTGTTAGATGAGAGATGATATAAAACAAGATATTCAGCATTTATCTGAATTAATTAGAAAAGCGAATGAATTAATTAATCCAGAAGATTCTGTAGCATATCTTCAGAAGAAAGATATAAGAGATCGTTTGTATGGCGAGAAGCCAAAATGTTTCTTAAAACTGTTACCTATTGGTCGTGATACTTCACCGTATCTACTACCGTTATGTAATAGAGCAGGTTTTGAAGATCCGAAAGTTATTGCAATTGCACTTAAAATGGTTCAGAAACTTATGGCTGAGAAAAGCGATATGTTCGATATAAATGATATTCAAAAAGTATTGAATCAATTGAATCATAGAAATAGCATTTTATCAAAAACTGTACCGAAACCCATGAGTATGGGAGCTAAGAAAGCTAAAGTAACAAGAATGTTCAAAAATATTAAACAACATTTGGACATGAATAAAACGAAAGCAATGGGTGACTAAAGAATGATACAATTTTTGGATATCAAAAAGTTCAAACAAGGACTTACTCCTGTTACTACAACAGAGTTTTTCTCAAAGCCAGGCGAATGGCATCCTGAGGGGTTGTTTTCAGAAATTATTTTTGGTCCAGAAGAGTCTACAGATCGTAAAAAGACATTTTCATATATTAAACTAAATGCATTAGTTATTCATCCATCAGCATATATGTTATTACTTCAGCTAGATAGAAAGATTGAAAAATTCCTATCAACTGAGGAAACATATAAAGTTAATTCACAAGGATTATTGATTACTGACCCTGATGGAGTAACAGGCATTTCAGAGTTTATTAAGATTCTACCAAAGATAAAATTTAGAGGCGGGACAGAAACTAGAGATAAATTCATTAAAAAGATAAAACAATCTATAAAAGAAAACAATCTATTTATTGATACAGTTCCTGTCATTCCACCCGAACAACGTGATGCATATCAGGATGAGAAAGGAATGTGGATATACGATCCAATAAATGATCATTACATTTCTTTAATTAGACGAGCATATCAAATTAAGAGTGCATCTAAATCAGGACCTTTATTCGATCTTTTAAATTATGAACTTCAAAAGGCAGTAATTGCCCATGATGGATTCATTCGTAAATTAATTCAAAAGAAGAATGGGTTGATTCGTTCAAGTCTATTAGCCAAACGTACAGACTTTTCTGGTCGCGCTGTTATTACGCCTGGTCCAGACTTAAAAGTAAATGAGATTGGTATCCCGTTAAGGTTAGCAATAAGTTTGTTTGAACCTTTTATTATTCATCGGTTGTTTTATTCTGGTCAAGTAGATCAAGCAAAATTAGCAGCAGCTGTAACAAAGCATACAGAATTAGAATTATCAATTGATAGTATTAAATCTGTATTTAAAGCTGTAGGAAGTGGAGATGTTCTTCCACCAGAGTTATATAAAATTATATGGGATGCGGCAGAAGTAGCAATGATGAATCGTAGTGTATTAGCAAAACGTGATCCTGCACTTCGACCTGAATCTGTTCGTGGATTCAAACCAATTTTAGTTGATGGAAATACAGTACGATTATGTACTCTCCAAGTAGGCGGATTCAATGCTGATTTTGATGGAGACACAATGGCAATTTATCATCCTATAACAACTGAAGCACAAGCTGAAGTTATAAGTAAAATGATGAATGGAGAAAGTGGAGACTCTGCCACTGCCGTAACATTTGAGTTGTCAAAAGAAATGTGTGTTGGTTTATATACAATCACAAAAAATGTCAAAAGAACAGCACCACCCATTTCTGTTACTAATACAGATTTACAAAATGCATCTGATCCATATATCCCTGTTAAATATCGTGGGAAAACTACAACTATGGGAAAAGCAATATTCAATAGTACATTCCCACTATCGTATCCTTTTATTGATCAAGAAGTTAATAGCAAAATTGTAAATGGTCTTATTCCTGTAATTCTTGAAATGTATGGGCGTGAACAAGCAATCAATACATTCTCAGCATTGAAAACAATAGGTTTTAAATTTGCAACAATTTCTTCACCAAGTATAACATTAGATGATATTCAATTACCAACATCAATTCTACAATTAAAGAAAAAGTTAGATGGTGCAACAACAGAAGAAGCTGCCGTATTGTTAGAAGAGATGGAAAAATTATTAGTTGAACATTTAAAGGGTACAGGACTATATGATCTGGTCCAATCTGGATCTGGAAAAGGATGGACTCAACCAATGCAAATTTTAGTTGCAAAAGGATTGATTGCTGATCCAACTGGAAAAGTGCTTCCTGCAATTAAAGGTTCGTTTGCAGATGGTCTAACAAATAAAGAATATTTTACAGCAGCATCTGGTTCAAGAAAAGGTATAATTGATCGTGTTTTAAATACTGCTGATACAGGTTATATGTCACGCCAGCTTGCATATGTTTTAAATACTGTTGAAATTGATAGGAGTTTAAAAGATTGCAAAACAAAACGTCATTTGAGTTTCAGAATGACAAAAGAAATGAAAGGAATATTCACAGGTAGATATATCCTAAATGGAAATTCTGTTGAAAGATTTGATCCAGGTAAAACAAAAGTTGGAGATGTTGTTAATTTAAGAAGTCCTATATTATGTGAGTCTACTAAATTATGTCATACTTGTTATGGTGATTTATTAAAACGACACAAAAGTCCTTACGTTGGAGTTTTAGCAGCACAGCTTGTTGGAGAAGCAGGTACACAAACAATCATGAAATCATTCCATACAGGTGGAGCAGTAAAGATTAAAGATAGAGATATCAGATATGACATTATTCAAAACGATCCATTAACCACAAAAGAAAATATCATGAAAAATTTGGGTCAGAATAATACTGAATTATTTACAAAACGTCCTATGGTACTGACTTTAAATAAAGAAGATTATCCTTTACCTGATGATTTAGTTTATAATGAAATTGATAATGAAATTATTGTTAAAGCATTAGTATGTAAGGTTGAATATGATGATTCTATTTTTAATATTATATTAGATTATCCAGCCATTCTAAAAACATATAATGATGAAAAAGTAGGAAAAGAATTTACAAAGATATCATATGAAGCAAATAGTACTGTATTAGAAATACCAATACAGACTGACGATACAAAAGCACAAATTCAATATGTAAGACGTTTATTAGGTGGTCGAGAAATCTATAAAGATGCAAATCATTTATTCTTAAAACTGTTTGCTGTTTATGGAACATTGAGAAATATGGATTCTGTACACCTTGAAGTCTTATTATCACAAGCATTGAGAGATAAAAAGAATCAAAGCATTCCAGCAAGACTTGGACAGAAATGGGATCCCACAATGATTAACATAAAACAAATTGTATTCAAAACAAGTTTTATCCAGGGACTGGCATTCGAAAATGTAAACGAAGCTATAAAAACTGGACTCATTACAGATGATGGTGGTGACCCAAGTATTCTTGAAAAAGTCCTTACAGGAACATTGGTTGAAACTAAAAAACGTAGGAGATAAGAATGATTCAATTTAAAAATTGGAGACAATATACACATATTGTTGATGGAGTTAGATTTCCACAGGATATAAAAGAACCGTTTCTTTTAATATATTTTCCTGAGAACTCAAATTTTATTGAAGATTATGCGAAAATGAATTTGAGGAAGATTGATTTTAAGAATGTATCAGTTCCATTGACAACAGTTCCAAGAACAAGAATGACTCCTGATCTTGTGAGAGCATATCGTGCTTTAAAATTAATACCATATGCAGCCAACCAAAAAGTCCCACCAGGAAAAAACGTTATCCTTGATTTATCACAATACACAAATGCTATTGATGTAATGCATAAACCAACCAACTACAGACAAAGAGCTGGGTTTCTATTAAAAAATATTTTAAAGACAGCAACTGCACAGTTCCCAGACAACTATCAAAAAATTCTTTTATATTCTATAGATTTAAATAGAGAAGTTAATACATTTGTCAATAGAAAGATATTTCCAATTGTTCGTGATATGAAAGATGGAAGTTTTCTATTTGATGATATGATATTGAATACAGTAACTAATGGAAAATCAAATTATAGACTTCTTGTAAAGGATGGAGAATTTACATTTCAAAGAGTACTTCATTATGTAAGAAATTTAAAAGGTGTCCTGACTGATACAGAACAAGAAACAGAAACAAATAAAGCTACAAAAATTATAATGAAAGTACTCGATAAAAATATTGACTCAAAAAATGTAGCTAGCATAAAAGGAGCAATCCAAACATACTTACAAAAAGATCCTGATGAGGTTACAAAAATTGTCTCTGGTGATGCAAATGCAGATGAAATTAAAACCATTGCAACATCTTCTATTTTATATGGAACTAGTGGAGATATAAACAGAGCTACAGCTATTGCAAAGAAAATTCCAGCTAAAGGGAAAACAAAAGCTTTAACTGCAATCAGTTCAACATTAGCGGGGGATATAATTCCTCCTACAAAAGCAGAAAGTTTAGCAATAAACGAAACCATCAAAACATACGATCCTGTAAAGATGGTTGACGGAAAAGCTCCAAAACATATATTTAAGAAAAGACAGTTAGACTTTGAAACAAATCTAAGAAAAGATTTGATTAGTTCATTTAAGGTATTGGAATCAAAAGATCTTCCATTGAAGTTTGAAAAATTTTCTATTTCTCATAAACCAGGACGAGCTGGAGAAATATTAAAATCAGATATTAACATTGCAACCGTTACATTGAAAGATCAATTTGGCAATGTACATAATATCAAACTAGAACTTCCACGTATTAATCCAAGTACAGGAGTCTTTAGATTAAATGGAAAACAAAAATGTCTTGTTAATCAAATTGTACAGAATCCGATAACGTTTCCGAAACCAGGACATTCACGATTCGAAAGTTCATATTCTGTATTTAGAATCTATGTTAAAAGTTTAAGACGTGTTAAATATCTAGAAGCATTTATGTCATATAAAATGCCTTTGTTTTTCTTATTATCATTTAGTTTTGGTTTTGAAAAAACATGTAACCAATACAAAATAAAATATGAAATTGTTGATACAAAACCAACAGGTGAAAAGTATTTTGCTAAAATCAAAGAAGGGCAGTATTGTGTATTTAAAAATATAAACACTGAACTTCAAGAGCAAATGGTTGTAGGTTTTATACATGGGAAACCAGAACAATATACAATTGAAAAAGAATTTCCATCAAAAGAATACTTTGAAGATTTAATTATTAGTCTAACTGGAAGAATGAACTCAACATTCTTAATCAGTTCAAACTTACAAAATATTGTTGATCCTGTTGCAAAGCAAGTATTGAAAAGTCAACAGTTTCCAACTAGTCTTGATTTGATTATGAACTATATGGCTGATAAAGTTGTACAAGGATATGTCATTGAACGTAATGATTTATCAAATCAACGTATTAGAAATTCAGAAGTATTGGTTCATTTAACACAGAAACAAATTCTTGCTGCATATACAGTGTATAAAGAACAAGTATTATCAGGAAATGAACAAGCACAATTTGAAATTCCATCAACAAAAGTATTAAGCGATTTCTTAATGACAGAATTAGTTGTTGATATGGAATACGCAAATCCAATTGAAGAGATGTCAACTATGACTCGAGTTTCTCCTGTTGGCCAAAAGGTAGGCGGCATACCTGATAAGAGAGCAATTCAAACAATAGCTCGTAATATTCACCCAAGCTATTTTGGAAATATTGATCCATTAGATACTCCTGAAAGTGATAATATTGGTATTGCTCAACAGCTAACAATTGATGCTTTAATCTCATCTTCACGTGGCATGTTCTCAAGTAAAAATATAACCAATACCGAAAAATCAGGAATGTTGTCAACGACTACATCAATGGTGCCATTCCTTGAAAATGTAGATGGTGCTAGAATAATAATGCTTGCAAATCAAGCAAAGCAGATGGTTCCATTAAAGGATCCTCAAGCGCCTATTGTACAGTCAGGATACGAGTCAATCCTTACGGACGTTCTGTCTGACAACTTCGTAAAGCGGTCCCCATGCAACGGTAAGATACTAAGTATATCCAAGGATGCAATTAAGATTCAATGCGGTTCTAAGGGGTCTAAGACGGTCGATATATCACCTGTACATCTTCGTTCTGGTTCAGGAAAGAATACCTTGAGTGTATTCAATCCTGTTGTTGAAAAGAATGAAAGAGTCAAAGAAAACCAAGTTATTGCAGAAGGTGCTTGTATGTCTAATGGTGCAATTGCATTAGGTAGACCATTACTAGCTGCCTTAATGCCATACAAAGGATATAACTTTGAGGATGGTGCTGTTATAAGTGAGAGTGTTGCTAAAGAAGGAAAACTAACATCCCTTCATGGAATTGAAGAAGAAGTTATAGTTGCTGAAAATGACAGACTTCTTTATATTGCAGAGGTCGGCGATTCAATTGCAAAAGGAAAACCAATATTAAGAAAGACATTTGGAGACGTTGAAGATATTATTGGCTTTGAAGAAGATGAAACTACTGATATGCATTCAGGTCAATTTATTAAAAAGAGTCAGGGTGGTCGAATTGTTGATATTGATATATTTTCTAATGTTGGTGATTCTAAATTTCCAATGTTAAAAGATCTCATTGCAAGGACAAACAAACGAAATCCAAAACTTCCAAAAGATAAATTTACATATAAAGGTGAAACAATAAAGGGAGTTTATATTCGATTTAAAATTGAACAAGAGTTAGATATTAAAGTAAGTGATAAACTCTGCAACCGTTATGGAAACAAGGGTATCATTTCAATAATTGAAAAAGATGAATTGATGCCAAGAATGCCAAATGGTGACCGTGTTGAAATTCTTTTGAATCCTCTTGGGTTATTAGGTCGAATGAATATCGGGCAATTGTATGAAATGTATTGTGGACTAATAGCAAAAGAACTTGGAAAAATCATTCCAACTCTGAAAACAAAAACACAAGTTGTTGCTTTAATTAAAAAAGTATATGGTCATTTAGATAAGTCAAAAAATAAAGAAACAACAGAAAGACTCGGTAAGAATATATCAAGTTTGAGTGCAACAGCATATACTAAATTCATAGCTGAAATTAAGAAAAGTGGATTCTATCCAATTATTATTCCACCTTTTAAAGCACCAAGTCATAAAGATATTGAAAATGCATTAAAATCTATTGGATTGAAATCAACATATAAATTAAAACTACCTGAATATAATACATCTACTACTCATGCTGTTCCAGTAGGTTATATGTATATAGCAAAGTTGGAGCATATGGGCGATGCAAAAATATACGGACGTTCAACAGGACCAATGACAGGAAAAACAGCACAACCTACTGCTGGTAAAAGGCGTGAAGGAGGACAGAGGTTAGGAGAGCTTGATACCTATTCATTCATTTCTTATAACTGTCCTAGCGTGCTTGCAGAGTTCATGGGTCCACTATCAGATGATTATATAACAAAAGAAGAAATGTTAGCAGAAATTATTAAAACTGGTGGTGCCGAATATCGTGAACCAAAAACATCACCTGCAAGAGATTTATTAAACTCATATTTTATATCATTAATGTTGACGAGGGATTAAAGAATGTATGACTCAGAAGAATTAAAAGTATTATGTGGAAACACAATTGAAGAACCAGAAATGGAAATTGACGATACAGAGATAGATGAATATTATGGAAATTCTGTAATCGACTCAGGACTTATGCAATTCTATTATGTGAATGTTACGGATTACATGGGTCATCCAGAATTTATGACAAACTATCAATCTGTTATTGGAAAGATCAAAAAGTTTCCTCTTGCATATCAAAGGGTACTTGCATTTTCAATTGTTCAGAAAATGCCTGAAAAATATGATTTTGAATTTTCAATAAATCTTGATCCATTCTATAATCAAGATGATATAAATGAATTGTATAAATTTATAGAATTTGTCGAATATGATCATGAAAAATTTATAGTTGATATATGGAGTCTTTTAAATCCAGATACTAACTCGTTCCAAGTTGAAAAGTTCTGCGAACATAATGATATCAAAATAATTCGAGAGATTGAGGAACAATTAGATCTGCATTATTACTCTGAGATGATTGCTGATTTTTTAAGAACATATAATAAAGACAACATTATCAAATGGTTTTGTAAAAAATCAAAGAATTTGAGAAGTTCTATTTTAATAACATTAATACGAAAGGAGTAAAAAAGAATGGCAGACAACACACAAATAATAATCAAACATAAATCTTTAAATTTAAGTGTCGATAGAAGTGAGTTAGTAGATGTTTCAGAGACTCATGATGGAATTGTATTTAATTTTAAAGGCGGGGTCCAATTATATTACACAAATAATTCTATGCCTCATTCTGTAAAACAAATTATGTCATCTACTGCTGACAATTACCCAGGCAGAAAGTTAATATTTGATTTGGGTGATGCAAAAAAACCTGTCCTCGTAGACGCCACATAAATTCATTTTAAAAATTATTGTCTATATATATTAATAACTGAATGAATGATTATCGGCAAAAACTATTTTGGATTCAACTCCAATATCATTTTTTATTATCATTTATGCCCAGAAGACTTTTTGTATTTTCTGATAGCTGATTGGTTCAGCACTTGTATGATAAACAAGCGTATAGGGTTCAAGTCCCTCAACATAATACAATTTCCACTTCGGGCTTCAAAATTTCTAATAGAAGACTTAATGTAATTTCTGTTTTTCATTTGGAGAAAATAACTACAATTACATTTACAGCTTCTATTTCACTATGTTTATTTCATGGAGACTTTATGCAGATTCAGATTACTTTAAAATCAACAACTGCATATATTCCTCCATCTATTTTTCTCTTGAAAGACTTTTTGTATTTTCTGAAAATAGCTCATTTGGTAGAGCAATTGCATTTAAAGCAATAGGTAGCAGGTTTCGATACCTGTTTTTCACCCAAACATAATACATTTACACTTTCAAGAAACCTCCTTAGCTTGGGGTGGATTAGTGTTAGGTAACTATAATAGATAACTATTGTAATTATACTAATAACTAGTCCACCCAATTATTTGAGGTGCATTATTGATTTTTATTTTTCACACTAAAAAATTGGATATGTTTTACTTACGTTGGAATGAAATTTAATAAGGGAGGACTAACGAATAATGGATTTAAGCAAAACCAAAATTGACTCAGGGATTCTTCAATACGTACCAAAAGGCGCATATTATGAGGATGCAGACGAACAATTTAGCCGTGTAGTTCAAATGTGGAGCGATTTATTCAATTATGATAGAACGCTATTCTGTTTAATAACTCTTCTTAAAGGAACAGGTTTTTCGAAAGGTGCAATGACACATATGTTACTTGGTAATCCTGTACCTTCAAGTAATCTTCCTGCTGTTGATGGTCTTTCCTTTGATTATGAATCGAAAGTCATTCTTTACAATCTGTCAAAAGAGCGTATCCCAAGAGCATTAAAAAATCTTTTAATGCTAACAGGTGCAGAAGGATTTAATAGAGTTAATAATGCAAGAACAAGAAAACTTATATTGAGTTTTATCTTCGACCGTGATTCCAGAGATCTTGATGGACTGGCAGTAAACTATAAAGGAAAATTGAAAACCCTTGTACGACATGCATTAGGTAAACAGGACTTATTCAAAATATTGAATGGTGACATGAAACTTTTCTCAAAGTGGATTGGAAGATACAATATGGAATCATATCCTGTATTTTGTCACATCTTTGATAAAGAACCTCGTCGTGAAGGACTCTCAACATATTTTCCAAAGATTGATAACTATTGGTCTTTAAGACAAGCAGCGCAATCAGGTCTTACTACTTCATTTAGAAAATATATGAAGGGTATGCCTCAGCGAACAGTTATGGGATTTCGTAATACTTATGGAGTTGATATTGATATTTCAGAAATATATTCAACTGCAAAGATGACTGATCGTGAAAAGATTCAGCTGGAAAGCGCAGCCAAGAAAAGTGGAGCAACATCATTCAAAGTCGATTATCAGAAACAGGACTTGTATGATCTATGGAAATCTTTCTACTATAAACTTCTAAACGATGAATCTGATAATATGGATGAGATAGAAGAAGCTATCGTTGTAGTAAGCGGTAGACAGAAACGTCTCACCATAGGAGAATGTGTTGTTATCATTGATGCATCAAAATCAATGATAGGAAGTGAACAGCGTCCATTGCATCCATTTATCACATCACTATGTTTAGTATCGGCATTGGACAATATCAAGGATGTCTTTTACATAGGCGGTAAAGTTGTAGAAACTCCAACCAAAAGCAAAGTCAATGTGTTGGTTCCAAATGGTGCAACTAATTTGTGGAGCGGACTTGTTGATGCTATTCAAACAGGGGTTGAAAATATCGTGGTCGTGTCTGACGGATATGAAAATGAAATAAAAGGTATGTTTGAACATACCTATAAACACTTTAAAAGTGAAGGTGCGAAATTTAACCTTCTTCATTTAAATCCAGTATTTTCAGCAGATGCAAAAAGCGGTACAACTCGTAGTTTGGTAGAAGGGGTTGATGCAATGCCATTGACCGATTATAGATTTTTGGAAACTGAGATTATTTTTAATCGAATGTTACAAAATCGTGATATGGTCAAGTCATTGTTAGTTCAAAAATATCAAACATTACTCGGATAGGAGGTCATTAAATTATGAACATTTTTAATAAGTTGAAGTTCACTGGCATAGAAATTGGCAACGTACAATCAGTCAATGAGATGACCGTCGTTCCGATACTTGGAGATAGCAGAGGGGAAATAGCAGGACCTGAACATTTGAAGTTCAGAACTACCTCGGATTATGGAACAATGGTATTTGATAATGATGATATAGGAATGCCAGCAATTGTTCCATCCAATATGATGGTACGAGGAAAAGCAGGTCAGGATCATGCAATGGCAGGTTCTGGAGTTATTCAGGCAAATGCAAGTGGTAGTTTTGATACTGCATGTTGTATTGAACAAGAGCAAGGAGGATATCTTCGTGGTGATAAAAACGAAGAAGATATTCTACCAATTGCCCTGCGAAAAGCATTAGTAAATCCATCGTTACGACAAGCGAATAGTTACAGCAAACTTTGGGGATCAATCAAAACATGGTTGAGTGGATTGCCTCTTTCAGTAAAAAGAAACGCTGCTCATCTTAGGTATTTCTATGATACACCAGAAATCAAAGATGCTCTTGAACAGTTTGCAGCAGAATTTGAACCTGTTGACGGGCAAATAGGTGCCATCATTATGTTTTCTGGAGTTCCTGTCGGTATTGAAATAATGCCCTCAAGTGAACATTGGGAAGCTTATTGGAAGCTTCTGCTTCGTGGTTGTTATGGAGCTGAAATGCTCCGATTAAAAATGCTTGGAAAACTTCAGGAAACTGCATTGATATTACCTGAGATTCCTAAAGGTGCGTCAGCAGAGGTTGTCAAGAAAACGTTAGAAGATTTTGGTCAGCATTTAAGATCAGAGATTCTTCCAATATTGGAGTCAATTGATATTAAAGCTCAAGGAATAATGAGTACTGATGACTCACTCAGGACAACTATGTTAGAAACAACATCTGGCGGTGGCGGAGATTTGATTCAGCAAAACAATACTCCAGTTTATTTATCATTAGTATTATAAGGAGTATAATGTGACTGAATCTGATCTTCTTGAAAAACAAACCAGAAAGCTGAGGCGTAGGATCGAAGATTTTTTACGACATACTACTCCAGCTGTATTAATTAAGATTGCAGTTATTTGTGGTATAAGTGTTCCAAAAGCTTTAAGGTATAAGTATGGAGAATATGATATGAATGAATAGTACCGTCCTGTCACATAGTGGCTGTTGGCAATACTGTTATTCGAATTATTGAATAATATTATTAGTCGACAGCCACATGTGCCTATAAAATTAAAAGGTTTTTTGTTCTAAAACCAAATGTGAAGGAGTTATGTTAATGAAACAAGTTTCGGTGGAAAAATTTATTGAGAAATTGGGGGCATCAGTTTACCCAATTACAATAGTAAAATTCCTATTGAACAAAAGAAGGATTCTGTCATACTTCTCGAAAGCTGCAGATGAATCATTTGAACTTCGAGTTAAATATACAGTAGATCATTCAGACTGCAAGATTTGTGAAGAAAAGAAATCTGATGGAGTCTTATGCAGACAGCATACATCAATTGATCGAGTCCTTAATGCAAACAATGTGGCATATGATTTAGATACCAATGTTTATCTATACCGAAATGAGATATACAGAATGGTTGGCAAGAGATTGGTTATCGTATATTGTCCACATCCAAAATTGATTACCGGAGAGATTACTGATTCAAAAACAAGAAAGATCAATCCGATAACAATTGAAGATCCAGAGTTAACAAGTTTACCGCCTTATGACAAGGTGCACGAATTTATTTCGTCAGATTTATTAGATAAGAATTTGAGGTGTTGGTTTAGCAATGAGTTTTCGCTTATAACAATACCCGAAGATCGAAATGGTCAAAACTGGTGCTTAATCTCAAATAAGTAACCAGAAAAATAAGAAGGAGGGACAATTTATGTCGCAACAGTCTTTTGAAGATTATCAAGATTTATCAGGAACAGGGTTTCAAGGTGGAGGCGGAGAAGCTACTGCTCCGGAAGATGAGTTTTTCCATAGTGTTTATATTTCTGGAAAGACTCGAAAGAACCATATCAATATCGAAGAAGCTGAAGACAAGTTTCAGGTTCGTGGTGTTGAATACAATTTGGATGAAGTGAATTTAGTGATTACCCATACCAAGGACATTTTAGCAAAAATCAAAAATGAACAAGGTCGTGATAACATTAAATGTTTTTCTTATAAAGATGGTTCTGCACCGTGGTACGGAACATCAACTTTACCAGATGGAAGTAATCGTGCTTGCCCATTAACATCAGCAGAAAGAGCAGCAAATGATTTCTGTAGTGAATGTCGTGCTCAAATTTTAGTTGCAGGCATTTACTGTGATGCATATGGAAGTCCTATATTAACAGATGCAAAGAAACCAATCTTTGTATTTATCCGTGGTAAAGGAATGAAGTATTCAAATGTTTCTGAATATCTGAATGATCGTTACAATGAGGATTTAGATCCAATATTTGAACCGGTTACTGATCAAAGTAAACAATTTGAAAAATCTATTGTAAACAACAAACGCTTTGTTACCAGGTTGACAAAATCAACAGCACGATCATCATTTGGAAATGATGTTAATGTATTCGAATTGACCAAGGGAACAGAAATTCCAAAAGAAGCTGTCATGAAAATATTGAAGCTGTCTAAGGATACTCTCGAGCAATTCGTAAGTAAGTTCAACTGGGCAAACAGTAAGCAAGCAGCGTCTACCGGTTATGGAAGCAGACCAGAAGGGATTATGGAAATTGGAGAACCTGTTTCATCTGAAGCTGAACCACAAGTTTCATCAGGAGATGCAGGTCAAACAGAAACCCAAGCAGCAACACCAGCAGCTGAAGAAAAGAAAACATTCAGCTTTGATGATATCGAATTTTAACCATAAATAATTTATTCCGATAAGGAGTTACAAATAATGGCTGATGAAAATACAAAAGATGCTGAATTAAAATATCACGAACGTTTAAATATCTCTGTTTTATCAATTGATAAAATTAAAAGCTTAATCAAAAATGATATCATGGACACAGTCGCCACATGGAATTTGGGGCGAGATGTTGTCAGACAATGTTACCACATCATCGGACCAGCGGGAGTTGGTAAAACTCAAATCTGCTACCAAATCGCAAATGAATTACAGGAAGAAATGTTTGGTAGCCATAACAAAAAGAATCCGGACAATATAAAAGATTTCGGTTGTATTATGGTTAAGTCCCCTGTTCTTTCAAGGGACGATTTTATTATTCCATTCCCAGTTGAAGTTGAAGGGGATGAACAATTTTCATTCAAAATGTTATATTCGGACTTCGTTCCGAAATATGAAGATACATATGGAATATTTGTTATTGATGAATTTTCACGTGGAGACCATCAATTACAACAGTTATTGTGGCAAATCCAAGATGAATACTCAGTTCATCGGTATCCCTTTCCAAAAGGATGGTTTGTTATATCAATTGACAACCCTGATGATTCTGAGTATTCTATGGATAACCTTGAGGATGCCGCAGGACTTAGACGGCAGCTTCATGTTTATACAGAAGTTAGTGCAGTAGACTTTTTGAACTATGCAATTGAACATGATTTTCATCCATACATTGTTGAGTTTATTCAAACTCATCCTGAATATCTATATGATTTTCAATCTCAAAAGTTGGGATCAGTTTATGCCAACCCTGCAAGTTATGAAAAACTTTCAGATATTCTGTGGAAAATGGAAATGCGAAGAAAAACAATTGACTTTGCTGAAATCGAAGTCAAGGCATCAGGTCTTTTAAATACCCACATGACTCGATTATTCATTGAATTTGCAAGGGATAAGAAAGACATTAACCCAAAAGATGTATTTCATAATTTCCGCGCTGTTAAACCTGAAATTAATAAATTGTTGAAAGACAATGATAACTCAAAATTGAGTGAATTGATGGTTGGGTTTTGCACATATATGACAACAACAATGCCTAAATATGATGATAAGAAATTGAAAAACGTGCTTGATTTTCTATTGATTATGCCAATTGATACTGCGGCGTTATTTATTTCGCAGATTGATTCTTTTGATAGGTCATCGCCAGCATTTATGTATATGACAAAAATTCACATGGTATTGTTGAAGAGTTCAAAGTCATATAAGAAAAATTTCTATGATCCAGTTGTGCAGGCTGGCGAAGGTTCTTTATAAGGAGTTGCTATGGAACAGAATGCCGGAGATAGATTAAAACAATTAATTGCAAGATTCGTATTGAAGTATAATTACTGGGGATATCTGTTTTCAAGAGTCAGAAGAAAACCTGCAAAGAACTTTGGTTCTATTATGGGTGTTGCTCCTCAACCTGACGGAACAATAACATTATTATATGAACCTGATCTCTTTATGGCAACAGATGATAAAGAAATATATAAAATCATTGAACATGAGGGTATGCATTTATTAAATAAGCATATCACACGTTTGTTAAGAATATTAGCAAATGAGACTATCAACGATAGAAAAGCTTTAAAAATCCAGGCTTGGAATATTGCTGCTGATTGTTCAGTTAATGTTCAAGCCAATATAAGAGAACCTATAATTGTTGCAGGGAAAGCGTGGCCACCCCAATTGCCTGCAACATATGATATGGAGGAAGGAAAGGTAACAGAAGAATATTATCTACACTTACTTCAAAATCATGATGAAACTATACAACAGTTAATACAACAAATGTGTAAAAGCTGTCCAAAAAATAACAATCAGGATGGTGATAAATGTGATGGTGATGGAAAAGGCGAAGGAAAAGAAGAAGGTCAGGGTAAAGGTCAGGGCGAAGGAAAATCTGATCAATCAGAAGATAACTCATGCCCTGGTTTTGGTGCCGAAGGGTGTCCTGCACATGGTGGACTTGATACTCATAGGGATTGGATTAATGGAACAAAAGGTGTTCCCGATTTAAGTGCATTATCCAGAAAAATTGATCAACACATTTCGAACATTGTTAAAGAATCTGTGAAAAGTTTTAATAAAGATCGAGGGTCGATTCCATCACACATTTCACAATTAATACAAAGTGCTTTAGCACCACCAAAGGCACCTTACTATCAGATAATCAGAAAACTTGTAAGGGGTACACGATTCAGTAAATTCAGACGTTCCCCTACAAAAATAAATCGAAAGAGAACATATACTTTTCTATTGAAGGACAACAAGAATGTTCCTCAAATATCTCCATTTCCGGGTAAGACTCGAGACATGACATTTGATATTTGTGTTTTGATTGATACGTCTGGTAGTATGTCGTCTGATGATATTTTAGAAGGATTGTCAGGCGTTAAGAATATAATCGAAAAAGATAGACATTGTTATACAACAGTTCTTGAAGTTGATGCCGTAGTTGAGAAAGAATATGCTGTAAAGAAACTTCGAGACATCCAATTCGACATTAAAGGTCGAGGTGGAACAACATTATATCCTGGTCTTAAAAGAGCAAAAGAATTATGTTGTGATGTGTGCCTTGCTTTTACAGATGGTTACACTGAAAACATTAATGAAATACCACGGAAGCTTCTCCCGAATAAATTAATTTGGGTTATAACTCCTAATGGTACTGCTGATGCTGTGAACAAGACTGGATATGTGGTAAGGATATAGACTATGTTACATATAATTTGGGTTATGTTACTATGGATGGCTGCATGGAGATTAGCTATGGTTGCAGGTATTACAGGAAATACGGTTCTATTAGCCGTTGATATATTATATGTTTATTTTATGTGTGTTAAATGGTACCCAGTATTTCCATATGATCAAAACACACAGGACTGATCAAAATGGTAACCAGACTTAAAAATTAGTTTTAAGTCTGGTTACTATAATTTTAAAGGAGGCAAACGATGGGAAATGACAGAGGAAAACATTTTTAACTGTAAAATTTGCGGAAAAACATTCAGGTCTCTTAGATATTTAAACCAACATTTAACTCGTATGCTAGATCATCCAAATAAAGAGATTTATTGGAATGAGCATTCAAGTCTGTTAAAAGAATATTTAAAGATAGAATTAGCAGATAGATATATTATAAATGATAAAACTAATTGCTGGGAATGGATACAAGGAAAGAAAAATAATAATTATGGTTGTTATAATGATAATCAAGCTCATAGAATTTTTTATGAATTATATGTGGGATCTATTCCTAATGATATGTATATTTGTCATAAGTGTGATATAACTTATTGTGTAAACCCAGATCATTTGTTTGTTGGAACTTCTAAAGATAATGCTCAGGATATGATAAATAAAGGACGTGGTAGGATGAATAACCCCGATGAATGTATAAAGCATGCAAATACTTTAAAGGGAAGAAAAAGACCAGATCATTCTATGTTTATGAAACAAAAACCATCTATGCATAAACCGGGAGCTAGAGAAAAACTCAGTGATTCTTTAACTGGAAGAACTAAATTTAAGTATGTATGTACTTCTCCAAATGAACTTATATATGAAGTTTATAATTTAAAAATGTTTTGTAACGAGAATAAATTAAATTATGGGTGTATGTAATTAGTTGCTAATAATAAAATAAGTAGCCATAAAAATGGATGGACTTGTATTAGAGTATTAAAGGAGGACTCTGAATGGCAAAAAGATACACGGCAAAAGATATTCAAGTTCTTGAAGAAATAGAACATATACAGTTAAATTCTGGTATGTACATTGGATCTAGTGAGACTCCAACACATCTGCTTGAAGAAATTTTAGATAATTCTCTTGATGAGGCTTTATCCGGTCATGCAAAAATTATTGCTGTTATAATAGACACAAAATTAAATAAATTTTCAGTACTTGATGATGGGAGAGGAATCCCACTTGATGATAACACTCCGATCATAATTTCATCAAAACTATTCTCAGGGGGAAAGTTTCAAGATAGAAAAACAGCATATGAAATAAGTTCAGGATTACACGGTGTTGGATTGATTGTTGTTAATGCTCTAAGCACAGATTATACAGTTGAAGTATATCGAGATAAGCAATATGGTATATTCGAGTTTAACAATGCTAAATTAAAACGTTCGAAAATTGAACCTTATAAAGACGAAAGACCATTCTCAACAAAAATTGAGTTTACTCCTGATGCTAAATTCTTCGAAACACTAACACCTGATCTTGATAGAATTAGAAGACGCTTAACAACAGCATCAGCAGAAATGTCAAATGATATTAGCTTCGTGTTGATTGTCGATGGCGAAAAGGAAGTATTTCAATTAAGCATTGAAGAACATTTTGCTCGTAATTGCTTGACAGGTAAAGGCAAAACTATAGCAACATTTTTAAATTCAGACAAAGCACCTGAAAAATTTCATGTATTATTTGCTTATGAAACAGATGGATCAGTATCTCCAAAAATGATTTCATCTGTGAATCTACTACCTGTTAATGCAGGCGGTACACATGTTTTATTATTTCAAGATATTTTGAAAGAGTTCTTCACATCAAAAGCAAAGAAACATGGTTTATCATTTCAACCAAATGATTGTTTGTATGGTTTACGAGCATATCTGATGTTGAATTTAATTGAACCAAAGTTTTCAGGGCAGACAAAAGATAAACTAACAAATCGAAAAACAGATTTTGATAAATTCGCAAAAGATTTCAGATCACAACTGGAAGAATTTGCACAGGTTCAAGAACCATTAATGATTGAATGGCTTGAACGATTTTCTGAATATAGAAAACGTTTAGATGCAAAGAAGTTGAAAACAAACGGATCAGGAGGAAGAAGAGCATCTACACAATTCACAAAACTAAGAGACTGTACAAGTCGAAATGGTGAATTATTTATAGTTGAGGGAGATTCAGCAGGTGGTTCAATTATACAATCAAGGAATCCAACCATTCATGCAATCCTTCCACTAAGAGGAAAATCAATTCCGAATGTCACAACAAAGAAAAACATTCTCGAAAATAAAGAAGTAGGAGAATTAATTAAAGCGTTGGGAACTGGAGTTGGTCCAGACTTTGATATTAGTAAATTAAGGTATGACAAAATCGTATGTTCGACTGATGCTGATCATGATGGAAATCATATTGCATGTCTTGTATCAATGGTTATGGGAATCTTAGTTCCAGAAATTGTTCAAGCAGGAAACTATTTTATCGCTCAAACTCCTTTGTTTGCAATTCATGAAGGAAAAACATTTATCCCTTTATGGTCAGAAAAAGAATTGGAAAAAGCTAGAGCAAAGGGTCGAAAGATTCAAAGGTACAAAGGACTTGGGGAAATGAATCCTGCACAATTAAGAATATGTTTACTTGATGAAGCAACAAGAAATCTAATACCGATTGAATATAGTAAAGATATCGACAAGTTATCAATATTGTTTTCAAGTGCAGAAGAAAAAAGGAAACTGATATCATGAGTGTATAAAATGGAGTTTATCATGCAAAAAGAAACAATTACATATTTAATAAAAGAAAAAGAAGAATTAAAAATACCTACAAACTTAGTTGAGACTGATATATTAGAAATTATTAATAGTGGATTAAAAAAGCGAGGAACTACAAATATATCTTTAGTGAATAGTGATGGATATCACTATGTTCTTGATTTCTCATTTTTAGTTGAGGGGAAAAACATCAATTTGTCTGAAGATGAGTGTAGTCGAGTTATATCACAGTTAATTGTGTATGCAAAAGCTATAAATAATCTTCCACAAGAGAATCCATCATTGTTAGTTGGGGTTTTAAAAGATTTTTGTTTTATTTTAGAAACAAAAAATATAGAAAAATATTTTCACGATGAAAGAATCCCAACAAGTTCAGCCAGAAAATTATATGATGATACAGAGAATAATTATAAATGGTTAAGATATGATATAAAAAAAGAGATACTGGACTTTAATAAAATCACATATTTTGAAAATAAAGAAACTAGTGTCGATGATATTTATAATTATATTGAATATTGTTTTAAAAGTGGAAAACTAAAGATTAATAAAAAGGTTGTGAGTATGAAAAATCTGAGTCTTATATATAGAGAATTTAAAAATACAGTTCTATCAGATCAAGAAAAATATAACTTTAATCAATTAAAAGTAATTTTTTATCATGCTATTATTTTAGGCAAGTATCATGTAGATGAAAAAATAATGATAACTACAGTTGATAATATCATTTATGATCTAGAAATAATTCCTTTAGCATTATCAATGTTTATATCAAAATATGATTTTCCAATTTCAAATAAAGAAACGTTAGATAATATTTCAAGTGAATTTGATGATCTTAGCGAAGATAAATATAGAAGAGCAACAGGCGAATATTACACACCTATACCTTTGGCGGAATTTCTATATGAGAAATATATTCTTCCTTATTTTGAAGGAATTGACATTAATCCATTCAATGAATTGTGGTGGTGGGATACATGTTGTGCAACACAAAATCTAACTAACCATAAATACGGATATGCAATTGAGAGATTATATTGTTCAAATTTATTTAAGGACGATTTTACAATTTCAAAAGAAAATAATATTAATGCTATTAAATTTCAATTAGATTTCTTAAATGATGATTTATCAGTTGTTAAAAAAATAAATAAAAAAGGCAAAATAACAGTTGATAAAAGTGAAATCAAAAAAGTTTTTAAAAATATGCAGAACTCATCTTCCTTGATTTTTCATGAAAATTCAAAAATTCCGGTTGACTTAATATTGGCAATGTTACAAAATAAAAATATTCACATATTACAAAATCCTCCAATGAGTACGCCAGGCGGATATAATGAAAAAGAACGTCTTTTTCCTGATGAAAATGATATTACCAAACTTTATATGAAAGAGGATCCAGAATTGGCCCGTGTTAACTCAGAACTATACATCAATTTTCTATATAGAATTTTATTTAATAGAAGATACTATAAAAATGATAATCAATATGTTTCAACATTTCTATTAGGTACTTTCTTTACAGGATTTAATAATAGAGATTTTAGAAATTTATGGTTTAACTATTATAAGATGGAAAAAGGAGTTATGTTTCCAGCAACAGTTTTTCCATCTTTAACTGATGACTTTGTAATGTGTTTTTGCATCTTTTCCCCTAAAGAAGAAACATCTAAATATGAATTTGAATTTGATTTATATGATAAAAATTTAGAATCTAATGGAAAAATAAAACTATATAATTGTGATGAAATGCAAAATTGTTTAAAGGAACGTGTAGTTAGTGAGGTAACTCTATGACAACAATGATAATTACATCCCCAAAAAAATTATTTTCAAATGGAACTGGGTATGAAATCGAATCAAAGAAAGAACTTCCATATTTAGGATATGTTACATTAGCATATAATAGAGAGGAAGCGAATATTGCAATATCATCAACAAATTTGACAGTAACCGGTGGAATTTATGTGGATAGATCTAATTTTCATAAAGTTGTGCCTGCTGCTACCGCTAATTTATTGACAGATAAATGGACTCATTTTTATGAGAGAATACAAGAATATGTATGGCCAGACGATTCACAAGAAGATTATTTTCAATGGTATATAGATTCGATCATATATTGTTTATTTAATACAAAAAGCTATCAATTTTCATTCAAGAATGAAAAATTTAATATACTGAATCAATGGTTCTTTATAAAAAAAGAAGAAATGGTTGATCTTTCCTCATCTATAAATTTTACAGAGTTAGTTCAAAATTCATATCAAGATAATAACGAAAGATTTTTACTGAACCATCATAATATTCATAATTTAAGATTGTCTTCAGATGCTGAAGAAGTTTTGACAACAGCTGCATCCTTGATAAAGATGTCCATTGAGGCAAGAAAAATTGTACATCAAAAAACCCCTCATTGGAATTTAGATAGATGGGATGCTGGATGGTGGCAAATAAAAAACTTTGTATTGGAAAAATACTTCAAAAATGATTTAGACAAGTTTGCTATTCTCTACAAAACATTCGAAGATCGAATGAGGGAAGGAGTTTATAAATTTGGTTTTTTAAAATAAAGGAGAATAATGGACACGAACAAAATGTTAAATTTTAGTAAATGGACCCCAAACAAATCTGATCTTGAATGGACTGAAAATTTTTTAAATGACCAAACAGATGGATTTATATGGATAACATCACATTACTCATTAAAAATAAATAAAAAAACAAAAACAGCCACAATGACTGATGTAAACTTTAAAGTCATGAAAGAAAATCCAACTGGAACCATTCGAGGATGTATCAAGAATTTTAAAGGTATTAACCGCTATCGGTTGGAAATATATAATTCCAGAAAATAAAGAAATGGTTATGAATCTTGATATGAACACAAGATTAATCCCTGAAGTTGGGTTGATTGATAAAAACACGGTTATACCAAAGAGTATATAAATTTGGATTCCTAAAATAAGGAGACCAATAAAATGAAACTATTTATGAGTATGTTATGCACCATTTTCATATGTGGGTGCATAACTACTGGGACCTTGTATGACTTTCCTGAAAGACATAGAATTTATAATAAGGATGGGAGTTATGCAGGGAAGATTCATGTTAATAAACATGAGTCAAGGATATATGATAAAAAAGGAAAATATGTAGGAAAGATTCGTACTAATAAATATGGGTCAAGGATATATGATAAAAAAGGCAGACTCTTATATAAGATAAAATAAGGAAGCTGACAATGAACAAATGGCAAAAAATAAAACACTATATTCCCGTACATCAGCATATCGTACAACAGATGATAACTATAGAGGAATTTTATCAAGATTGGGTATTTTGGAAACTGTGGAACGAGGAAAATATAAGATCTTATATCATATCAAATCTGATTTATCATCATATGAAGCAAGAAACGCAGCAAGTTGGATTTATGATAATAGGAGAAAGCTACAATGGCTGTTATGACCAAGGTTCAAAGAAAATATGTTGAAGATATCGAAAGAAATTTGAATGTTAAATTTACAGGTTATAATACCAGAAAAGGTGCTGATTTATTTCTTCAGAAGTATGCCGAAGAAAACAAACAATTTAAAATCAAAAATAATCTCAAATTTAACAATATCACCGGAAAACAATATAGACTCATAAAGGATATTGAAAAAAGGTTAGAGATTAAATTTACAGGAACCAAGCAGAAAGAAGCATCACAATTCATTGCTGATAATTTTGATGAGCACAAGTTCAATGAAACATGTGAAGATAGAATGAAAAGGTATATCAATTGGAAATCAAATAATTTTAAAAAAGGACCACGTTATGAGAAACAAAGCCCTTACGATTGATTGTGTTAATTGTAAACTATGCAAAGTAGATAACAATACAAATTTTGTATGTAACTGGGGACAAACCCCAAAAATTATGTATGCTGCAAAAGGTAAAAAAGCATTACGATGCAAATTGAAAAGGTGATAATATGCCATACATTAAAGAAGGTAAACGTTTAGCAATGGACCAAGTAGTACGGGCCATGTTCGATGCTGGTGTTGAAGCGAATGGAGATTTGAATTATATACTCTATAAGTTTGCTAAATATCATGTTGAACCCGGATATGGGAATTACAAAAACTTTCTCGGAGAACTTAACGAAGCAGGCGAAGAAATAAGGCGCAGATTGTTGGCTCCATACGAAAATAAAAAGATAACAGAAAACGGAGATGTTTAATTAAGGAGCTGTTATGGGAACTAAAGCAGATTTTTATGTAGGAACTGGAAATGATATGGAATGGTTGGGAAGCATTTTTAAGGATGGAGATGTTTGTCACATACCACTAAATATTCTAATCCAAGTCAATCAAACTATGTTTGAAGAATTGACTCTGGATTTCTTGAAAAAAAGTGATAGTGTTATTGCAGACCGAGGAGATAAATGGGATCATCCTTGGGCAGACAGTCGCATAACAGACTATACATATATGTTTGATACTGCAAGAGAAAAAGTTGTAATGTATCAATCAGGTGTAGACTATGTAACCGACCCACTCAAAATTTTACAAGGATATAGTATAATGGAAAGTATAGAATTATACGGAACTCCAAATTTTCCAACTATGCTACCCGATCAACTAATGAAAACAGAGGAGTTATTGCGGGAGTATGGTTATACAAGTAATGAACCTATGTGATTATGGGTGTGGGCAACAAGCCAAATACCAATTTAAAAATGGCAAATTTTGTTGTAGTAAATATACAAGTCAATGCCCTATAAATAAAGAAAAAGATAGAAAAGGGCATTTGGATAAAAAGCATTCTGATAAAACCAAAGAAAAAATGAGAAATTCACATCTTGGGCAGATTATTACTAAAGAAACAAAAAATAAAATGAGGTTAATTAGAAATAATAAAACATATGAAGAAATTTATGGAGAAGACAAAGCTATATTACTAAAAGAAATTAGACGAAAAGCTAAATTGGGAAAAAATAATCATAGCTTTTTAACTATAAAAAAATTAAAAAAACAATATTTAATATTTGCTAAAGAAGAAGAAATGAGATATAATCCTGATAAACAGGAAGAAAAAGAAATACAAGTACATTGTAAAAATCATGATTGTCCAAATTCAAAAGAAAAAGGTGGATGGTTTACACCTACAAAAACACAGTTTTATGAACGAATAAGACAATTAGAAAAAGAATATGGTAATGATGGTTCATATTTCTATTGTTCTAATAAATGCAAAGATTCATGTATTTTATATAAATTAAGAGATGATCCATTTAAAGAAGAATTTAAATCTCCATTTACAGAACAAGAATATCAAATTTGGAGACAAGTAGTTTTAGAACAAGATAATTATACTTGTCAAAAATGTGCATCAAAAGAAAATTTACATTGCCATCATATTCAACCAGTTAAAGTAGAACCAATGTTAGCTTTAGACCCAACTAATGGAATAGTTTTATGTGAAAAATGTCATTATGAAATTGGACATAAAACAGGAACAGAATGTGATGCATGGAATTTATCTCAAATAATTTGTAAAAAGGATAACCAAAATGGATAAACTTTTACCTCTTCTTTACAAGGATTATGGAAAATACTCCAACTATAGGAATTTTCCATTAGATATTGATGGATTAAAACCGGTTGAGAGAAGAGTATTACTTTCAGCATATAAAATTGGAAGAGAGAAACTTGTAAAATCAAGACAGATTGATGCTTATACTATTGGTCATTATCATCCTCATGGAGAATGTTATGGGACCGTAGTGCAATTGGTTCGTCAAGGATTTTTAATCGGTCAAGGAAACTTCGGAACAAATGTTGGAGTCGAACCTGTAGGACCGGCGGCTCCAAGATATACAGAATGTAAAATGCATCCGAAAACTCTTGATATGGCATTTAAATATGTCAAGCATGTTCCTTGGATTGAAAGTGAATTAGGCGATACAGAGCCAATATATTTGCCAACAATGTTTCCAATATGTTTAATGGGTACAGACTATACACAAGGTATTGGTTTTGGGTTTAAAACATATATACCATGTTATCATGTAAAGGATTTATATCAGAGATTGTTATGGTTACTTGGAATACGAAAAAGAAAACCAACAATTGTTCCAATATCAGATTGTAATATTATTGATGATAAAAAACAATTAGAAAAATTATTGACAACAGGCAAAGCAAGAATAGAAGTTGAAGGGGTTGTAGAAATAAACAAAAGAAATAACACAGCTTCTATTAAAGCATGGCCTCCAGGTAAAAGATTCCAAACATTTCTAAATAAGTTCGATAAAGAACTAAACGATGGAATGATTGGATTTACAGATTTATCAGTTGAAGAAACAAATATAGTTTTTCAAGTTATCCGTGAAAGAAATCGAGATAGAATATTTGAACAATTTCTTGAAAAGTTATATGAAGTCAATAAAGGGTTTATTTCATTTGAATTAATTGTTGTTGATAGAGACAGTATTGTCTTAACCAAATCAGTTGACCAAATGTTATTAGATACATTCGAATCATTCAAACAAGCAAATGAAAGTATGCTTACTCATGAAATCGAAAATGTTAATAACATGATTATAGAATATCAAACCCTTGCAAAAATAAGACCAGTACTTTCAAGGTGTATTGGAAAGAAGATGAGCACAGATGAAACCCTTGCTGAAATAGAAACCAAGACAGGCGTGCTACAAGAGGTATCAAAAGGATTGATGAATAAATATAAAATTAGAAAACTTTTAACTCTTGATACAGATACATCTGAATTAAATAAATCAAAGAAAGAATTACAACATCATCTTGCTAATTTAAATGAATATGTTTTGGAGCAATACAATGCATTTTAATGATAAAGGAATTATTGAATGTAAAGAATGTAGAGGAAGAAGAATTGTTCCATCTAAGGAACATCCAGGAACGATTATGGAAATATGCCCAAAATGTAATGGAAATGGCGGTCAAGATTGGATTGATCATGCTATGGGGAAACGTGCAGATGAGAAGAGATCATTACAATATCATATTTCTCATGAAAATATTCACAGACTAATGCATTTGATCAGAGAGGAAGGAATGAAATTAGATCAAATAATTACTGTTAGTATTCAACAAGAACCCATAGATGATCGGTGGAGATACACTATAAATACAAAATTTTAAGGAGGACTATATGTATAAAATATCAAAAGAGTTTAGCTTCGCAATGGGGCACAGACTTCGTTGGCATAAAGGATTATGTAAAAATTTCCATGGTCATAATTATAAAGTAATTGTTGGAATAAAGAGCGAACATCTAAATGATGCGGGCATGATTATGGATTTTGGAGAACTGAAGTATATTGTAAATGAAATGATAATTAAGTTTGACCATGCTCTTATGATTAATGCTCTTGATAAACCAATGATTGAAAAGTTAATTGATGTGTTGCCAGATTTAAAAATAGTATCTTCACCTTATGATCCAACAGCAGAAAATATGGCAAAAGATATCTATGTACACGTTGAAAGAAAATTAAAATCACCCGTTCAGATGGATTACATAACAGTTTATGAAACAGATACTTCACAGGCAACCTATACAGAATAAATGAAAATTATAAAGCGCTCCGGATTGCTAATCCCAAAGAAATATCAGTATGAAGATTTTTATATAAAAATCAGGGAGTTCCTACAGCGCAGGGTTCAAGAGTATAATAGATCATCATTCATTATTAATACATTTTATATTGAATCGGAAAAGTATCTTTTAATACCAAGAAACTTTCCACTTCAACAATATACTTTTAATTATGAGGTTGATGATTATACACACGATGGAGAGGATATAGATATTGAACATATCATTACTCCGAGAAGTCAAACTCAAAAAGCAGCAATCCAATACATGTTAGAAAACGAATCAGGTATTTTACAATTATCACCTGGTGTAGGAAAAACTGTTATAACAATTTATATGATCGGTACAAGAAAAAAGAAAAGTTTAATCCTTGTTCATCGGGATAGTCTTGCAGAACAATGGCGACAAAGATTCATGGACTTTACAAATATATCATATGATGATATCTCTAGATTAAAATCTGCATCGTTTCAAAAGGATTTAGAAAATCCTATAATTATTGCGACCACACAGACGTTCATGTCATTATTAAAAAGAAAACGAGAAGAATTTTTAATAGCATTGAATGAAGCAAACATTGGAGTATTTGTCGCTGATGAAGTTCATACATCAGTCGGAGCTCCAACATTTTCGGAATGTTCAATACACATGCCATCAAGATATGTATATGGATTAAGTGCAACTCCATATAGGTATGATGGAAATGGAGATATTATTGAATTTCATCTTGGTGATATATTCGAAGACGATGATACAGAGGGAACAATGCCAGCAAATGTTACAGTAGTTATGCTTGATTATTTAATTGATTCGGCCGGAAGAAGTAAATACATTCGATGGGGCGGTCAATTTCAAAGAGCAAGATATTTAAATATGATAAAGAAATCAAAACCGTTTGATACAGTGGCAAAGAGTTTAATGAATAAACTCAAAACAGATCGTAATACAATTATGATACTTGAAAGAACAAAACAGATTGATGAACTTTATGATTGGTTACCATTTGACAGTAAATCAAAATTTTATAAATCAGCATCATTAGCTGAATTAAATAAACGGTTTACATTTGCAACACCTGGAAAATGTAGAGATGGGATTGATGCTCCGTGGAAGGATGCAATTATAATGACGTCTCCAATCTCTAACATTGAGCAGTTAAGCGGTCGTGTTGTGAGAACATATCCAAACAAACTAACTCCTGCAATAATTGATATGGTTGATTATGGGTGTCCTGAAATAGCTAAGACTTTACATACTCGATTAAACTTTTATGAAAGCAAACAATGGAATGTCCAATACATATTATTTACAAACAATCAAATGAAAAAAATAGATAAACAAATTGCATTGGATATTTTAGAAGGAAGATAAGATGAAAGTCAAGCTTGATTTTATAACTAACAGTAGTTCAGCAAATTATATTGTATTCGATTCAAGAGATGTCCCTGATAGAAAAGTTATGGAGGTTACAACTACTATTGATTTTATGGATAATGTTAGCATTACATTTGAGGATATTAACACATTTATAGAAAGATATGAAAAAATAGAAAATTCAGACTCTCCGTGGAGAGAATATGTGGACAAAGAGGGGAAATTAAAAGATTTATCAGAAGAAGAATATAAAGCAATAGTTAGTGGCTTACTTAGAGGGGAATCTGTACACTTTTATTGGGAAGATACTGCTGAACCAATAAGCCAATTCTTTTCAGGATCAGATATTGAATATAAATTTTATGACGGACCATAGGAGATAATATGAAATTTAAAGGGGATTTCGTAACAAACAGTTCATCAACAGCATTCATTATCACAAACTTAAGTGACCATGAATTGACTATAGCTGATTTCGTAAAAGAAAATCCTCAGTTGATTGATGAATTTTTAAGAACATACGATTGGTATAAAGATAATTCAAACTACACACAAGAAAAACTAATTGAGTCAGCGGAAAAATATAGGGATGAAGTTTTCGAAGCAGGCAAAGCAACGTATTGTGTGTTTGGTGATGAGGATGGAACTATTGTTGGGAATGTATTTGATTATATATTAAGGGACGGGGGTTCATCAAAAAATTTCAATTGGAGGTTTTGTGAATACCTGAGGTAAATATTATGAAAGCAAAAATTGACTTTGTAACTAATAGCTCAAGTTCTAGTTTTATAATCTTAAAGGAAAATTTAACAGAACTTCAAATAAATCTTATTCGGAATCATATTCAGGCATCTAAAATGTTTGGTGCAAGTATCTATGAGCAACCGTGGAGAATATCAGAAACAGAAACAGAAATCAGTGGTAGTACAACAATGGATAATTTTGATATGTACTGGTTTTTAGAAATGATCGGTGTTGAAGATGATCATATAAAAGATGATGGGTGATAGTGATGAAATTTAAATTTGATTTTGTAACAAACAGTTCATCAGTATGTTATATTGTCTTTATTCCAAGTTCATTTATCATTACAGATGAAATGATACAAGAAGGAATAGATGCTGAAATGACTTGGTGGGAACCGGACGATGAAGAAGAAGAATTTCCAACAGTTAAAGATATGAGAAAAGAAATTGATGACTCTATTGAATCATTGAAAGCAGGAGATAGCATTTACAGTAACTCATACGGAGATGGAGTTGATAGAAAAGTATGGGCAGTTATACAAACTGCTTTAGATGGAGCTGGATTGTTTCTTAATTCCGCAGATATGCCAGGTGATGGAGAGGATATTATTCTCGGAATAAAAGAGGAAAAGGTTTCTGAAATACTTATTAATAACACTATCTTAACAGATTTGATAAAGGTGGAAAATGATAAAGAGAATAAAAAATAGTAAGGCATTTACTCTTATAGAACTTATGATCGTGATTGCAATAATGGGAATTATATGTGCTATTGCCATTCCGCAAATACAAAATTTTTTAAATCGGCGAGAATTAAACAAACAGGTTGAACTTATCACACAAGAACAAGAACAGAACCCGACTCCCATCGAAACAAAAACTGAGATTGATAAAGAGGAAAACAGACTATGAAATTTGCCTATTTTGCTGATATTCATTTATCAAAATACGGTCAAGATAAAATTGAAGACACAAGTCATTTACCTGAGCGATTACATAGTATAAAAAATGCATTGTATGAAGTAGGAGAATATTGTAGAGCACATGAAATAACCACAGCGATAGTCGGTGGCGATACACTTCATGGAAAATCCATTATTTATGCAATCGCTCAAGATATTATGATTGACTTCTTCGAAGATTTCACCGATATACATTTCATCGTATTAGATGGGAATCACGATGTATCTGGAAAGGGAGTTGAAGTCGTATCAGCTTTAAAATCTTTAAAGAACATTCCAAATGTTAAATGGGTTAAATTTTCAGAAACATATAGAATGGATAATGAAGACATTCTGTTTGTTCCTTATTCTAAAGACCTTCCACAAATAATTAAAGATAATAAGGCAAGAATCCTTATATCACATTTTGGTTTAAGTGAAGGCGTATTAAATTCAGGTATGAGTATTGTTTCAGATGTATCAATGAGAGATTTGATAGGAAAGTACGAGTTGGTATTATTGGGACATTATCATAAACCACAGGAGCTTAGAGGTGACGGAATTACCTTATATTATGTTGGGTCTTTGATTCAATTGGACTGGGGTGAAAAAAATGAATTTAAACGTTTCTTGGTTGTTGACACTGATACATTAAAAGTTGATAGTATCCCAATTTCAAGTTATAAAAAACATATTCAAATTGAAATTGCTCCAGATAATAGAGATGAAGCTATCAAGGCAGCATTTGATGCTAGAGCAGCTGGCGATCATGTAAAAGTACTCATGACAGAAACAGTTGACGTATCTGAACTAAAAGGTGAATTTAATATTATTGATAAGAGGGATAGAGATATTACTGATCGTGGAATAACAAGTAATATGTCAACTGAAGATAAGTTGAAAAAATATTTGGAGATAAAAGAAATTCCTGAAGATCAACATGAGTTATATATGAATGTTGCTATGGAAATTATAAGGAAGGGAGATGAACTATGAAAAACATAATCTTTCAAGAAGTAGGGATGGAAAATTATGGACCTTATATTGATCCGATGGTGTTGACATTCGTTAATGACAAACTAACATTAATCACAGGTCCGAATGGTATCGGAAAAACATTGTCTATTGAGGCAATACCTTTTACTCTTTATGGAGTGACAAGTAAAGGTGTAAAAGGCGATGATATGGTTAATAATAAAGTTGGAAAGAATTGTAAAACTTGGGTAAAATTTAAAGTTAACGATGAGCAATATGTAGTAACACGATACCATAAATATACCAAACTTGGAAATACAGTTATAGTAAGTCAAAATAAAGTTGATATACTTAAAGGTCATCGAGAAGTATTGCCATATATTGAAAGACTCATTTGCCCGAAGCAAGCGTTTATGAATGCTTTAATGTTTGGACAAAAAGTTAAAGACTTCTTTACAGACTTAGTCGATTCTGATAAAAAAGAAATCTTTAGAAAAATCATAGGTCTTGGACATTATCTTTTATATTACAAAGAATCAGATTATAAATTAAAACTTTCTGAAACTGATCATGGAGTTTTGAATAATGATGTAAAAATTCAACAAGGTATTCTTGATGATGCATTGTCACAAATTGAAATTCTTAAAAATTCTAAAAGACAATTTCATGATAAAAAAGAAAAAGATCTTCTCCGCCAAAATAAAGAAAAAGAAGATAATGAACGAATGTTAGACAAGTGGAAAAAAGAACTTGATCTTTTTGACGATAAAGATATAGATATTGAAACTCCACAAAAAGAATTATTAGGCATTGATAATAGTCTAAAAAACTCAGCAAGAAAATTCAAAGAGATGATTGATCAATTAGATCAACAGAAGAAAACAAAGTTATCAGACCTTCAAGCGATTGCATCAGCAAGTAAGGTTGAAGTTGCTAATATAACAGCTGCAGATCTTGAATCAATGAATGAAAATAAAAATAGTCTTGTAACAGAAGCTAATGAATCATCTACACGATTTCAGAAACAAATTCATACGGTTGAGACGAAACAATCAAATGCTATACATGACATTGATTTAATGACAGAGAATTTATATGAGCTTGAATCAAATGTATCGGACACAGAAAATTCAATATGTCCAACATGTGAACAAGAAGTAACAGATGTTGCAAGAGAAAAATTGCTTCAGAAAGTTGCATTATATAAATTAAATCTCAAAAAACTTATGAAGGAAGAGTCTGAATGTGGTATTGAATTAAAGAAAATCGGCGGTGCATATAAGAAAGAAGCTGAAAAATACAATACAATGATTGCAATGGTTGATCGAGAAATAAGAAGATGCAAACGGGAAGAGCAAGAAGAATACGAAAAGATTGATTATAGATTTAAAGTTGCAGAAGAAAAAGTTTCTGAGTTAGTTAAAGTTGAAGAAAAGAAAATCATATCAAAATCAAATGACCAAACACAGGAACTACAGGAAAGACAATTTCAATTAAATCTTGAAATAAGCAGAAAAGAAGAGTTGAGAAAAGAGCTACATAAAATTGAACTTAATGTTAGTAATTTTGAAGGAGCTATTATATCATGTGGTGATCAAATTCGTCACCAAGAATCTCTTGAATATGACGAAACACAGCTCAACTCTTATTATAAAAAAGATATAGACTTATCAAAAGAAATATCAGACTTGAAAACGTCAATGATATCAATTGATAAGACAATAGAAATGTTAAAATTTTGGAAAACAGGTTTTTCATCAGCTGGGATTCCTTCAATGCTTATTGATGAAGCGATTCCATATATGAATGAACGAGTTGATTACTATTTAGATATGTTAACCAATTCTCGATATGTTGTATCATTCGATACTTTGTCTGAAATAAAATCTAAAGAGTTCAGAGATAAAATTTCTGTACATGTTCTGGATACACAAACTAGAGCAGATTCCAGAGTTCAATTATCTGGTGGACAAACACGTATTATTGATATAGCAATTATTTTAACTCTAGGAGATTTATTATCAAGGATTCAAAATGTTTCATTTAACATTCTACTGTTTGATGAAATATTCGATGCGCTTGATGAACAAAACATCCAGTATGTTTCCAGAGTATTATCGAAAATTAAATTTGGTAACTCAGTTTATATCATTTCACATCAGCATCAAAATCATTTAGAAGCAGATGAAATTTTAGCATTCACATAGGAGGTTTTTCTGAATGAAAGTAAAGTTAGATTTTATAGCGAACAGTTCATCAGCAGCATATATTATGTCTCTTAATGAAGATGATATTCCTGGTTTTGAAAAATATATCAATAAGCTGGATGGCGATCCTGAAGCTACAAATGAAGGCGTTCAGATCTGGAAACGGTTAGATACAAAGAAAGAATTATATGAATATGCAACAGAACGGCCATATGATTGGGCTTCAAAAGCAATGGCTGCAAGACTTATAAATATGGAGCAAGAAGCTTTTGATAAATCTTTAAAAGCTATAAATGATGGTCATAAAGTTATATTGGTGGCAGTTGATTATAATATATGTGAGAAATTTGAAGGATCAAAATATTATTCTGATATGCTGGCCGAAATGTTGTAAGGAGTATATTGAATGCCAAAGGGTAGAAAGTTCGGTTCAACATATGTAAAGAAAAATGCCAACTTGAGAGAAACTATTATTAAAAGGTTTAGGAAGAAGTATAAAATTGATTTAAAAACAGGATGTTGGAACTGGACTGGAAAACCCAAACAGGGGTATGGCGATTTTTACATGAAAGGAAAACCATATCCAGCACATAGAGCTTCATATATTCTATTCATTAAAGATGTTTTGCCTGATATGATGGTATGTCATGGGTGTAATAATAAATTATGTGTTAATCCAGAACATCTATATACAGGAACTCATCTTGATAATATGAGAGATTTAAGAAAAGCGGGTACTTTAGCAGGTAAGAATAATGCAAGTTATGGTGTTGAGTGCTCATCAGAAAAACGTGATAAAATCAGCATAGGAGTTAAAAACTGGATTAAGGATAATTCAGATTTTGACCCATCAATTTATACATCTAAGAATTGGCTCATTACAAATCCAAATGGCGAATTACTTAAAATAAAAAATTTAAGTAAATTTTGTAGAGAAAACAATCTTCATTTATCTAATGATAAAACAGGATTTTATATAGTAGATTCTGGATGGGATATATATAGAAAGGAAAACAAATGAGTCAAATTAGAATTGTCAATTGGTTAATAACACGTAAATGTAATATTAATTGCGATTATTGTTCTATCGTTAAAAATTATCCTGATATGCCATCAGTCTATCCAAAGATGGAGCATTATATAAAAAATGAAATGTCTTTAGAAGTTATTATTAAAGCTTTAGCAAATTTCAAAAAACATAATCCAGAAGCATTTCATATCTGGTATGGAGGCGAGCCAACACTAAGGAAAGATCTTGCAGATATAATTAACTATTGTAATGATAATAATATTCATTATACTATTATTAGCAATAATACTGATGAAATACAACCATTAATAAAACGGTTATTTGAGGAAGTTGATTATATAGAAGGTTTTACAAGCTCTGTGGATCCAGTACAATTTGATACTGATGATAGGTTTGCAGAAGATCGAATATGGAAAAGTATTTGGGGGTTTAAAAAATTAAAAGAACTTCAAACAAGTGGTAAAGTAAAAGATGTTGTTGCAGAGATAACTGTCATGAACGAAAATCAACATCTTTTATATAATCTGGTTAAAAATCTAAGCTCAGAAGGCATATACAGTGATATTACATTTGTTGATATTGCAAAAAATCCATATTATGATTTTTCAAACATTAGAGACTATTCACAATTAGTTAAACCAACTTGGGAGTTAGCATCTACATTAATGGATATGTATAATGATAAGTCATTATTAATACATATGAAAGATATGCTATTACCAGCAATGTTTGACACGTTACCTTCAAATATGGATTGCGGTCTTGAGAAAGGCATACATAATATAACAGTTGATGCCGATGGAACAATCAGATTATGTTTAAGGATTAGAGGAACAACCACACCAAAAGTATTTTCTATAACAAATCTCTTCGACAAAAGTAATCCAGGAACATTAAATGATGTTTTTCAAGAGACAATAACATATGATAAAAAGAAGTTTTGTAGGTTATGCAATCACTCATGTTTGTTAATGAGTCGATATATTGATGAGTCGGGCGATGGAGAAGATGATTTAATTCATGCCGACAAAAGGGAGAAAGTATAAATGGCAGAAAACGATAATAATGAAATTGATGCTAATGTAATCGTAAGCGCATTACAATTTTGGAAAAAAGTTTATGATGAAAAAGAAGTAAGCATCAAATTCACAAAAAAAGATGGCTCGACTAGACTCATGAGATGCACACTTGATTTTAAAAAGGTGCCTGATATAGACAAGCCAAAAGGAGTCAATATACAAAAAATTATAGGACTTATTCAGAAAAACAAAATCATGCATGTGTATGATCTTGATAAAAAAGCTTGGAGGTCTGTACCATTTGAAAGAGTTGAATATATGGATACTGCCGAAGAAAGGTATTATGTCAAACCAAAGAAGTGAGGTAAATGATAGTGACGATTCTAACAAAACTAATTAAACAAATGAAAGTAGAAGGAAAAGATGAACTTCAACAGATCAGAGAACTCTGTGATATAATTCTTGAAGAAGAAATCAAAACTATTGAACATGATTCACATGTTCCAGTAGGACCTAATATCTTTCTTGCATTAGAAGTTCCTGGAAGAAATGATAAAGAAGTTGCGTATTTAACATTAGAAAGAGAAACTGAAAATACTTATATGGTAGCTCTCTATACAATTTCAATCTCACAATTGTCTAATCCAGATTCAGGATTGAAGCGGCAAAAGGTTTGGGTTATTGATGAACAACGTCCTGAAAAAATATTAACCGGTTATGCGAAACAGTACAAATACTTAAGAGGTGAATAATGACAGAAATGTTGGATGAAATAAGAATTAATTCAAATTATGTACAGCATGTAACTTCGGAATTTGCCCAAACATCGAAAGACATTGCAACACCGAAGATCAGGCATCATGTTACAAGAACAGATGGTTATTTGCAAAAGATAACTTCGGGGATTACACAACAAGGGATTCTTCCTCCGAATTGCAGATACCTTGAAAAATTACAAAATGGTCATATTGTGGTTATTGAAGAACCTCCTGCATACAGAACCATAAAAGTTAACTATGGTATGGATAGAGAGCTTAAAACTCTTGAAGGTGAAGGAAAGATTGAAGAGTATGGGATCAATGCTGCATATTATAAAGATGGACATAACGCACCATTCAGCTTTACATTAGCATTTCCTTATACAATTTTCATTCTTATGTTTGATAAACATTCATCATTAATGGTGGGGCACGTATATCTACGAAATGCAAGATTGGCAGGGTATAGCGATTACTTGCTAAAAATGCCAATGATGAATATAAGCGGAGAACAATCAATTTGTTTTGGAGACAAAGCACACACAAGACAACAGAGTTTAAATGCTGGAATCGAAAATGCAATTATGGTATTTTGGTCTGCGGAATTTAATGGAGATTACACATATAACTATACTGCGTATGATTCCATTCCCGGAGTAAATACATATATTGGTTGGGAAGCAATGTCTAAAATAGATCCAATGTTTATTTATAATGTTGATTGGATCAGAATAAAACCAACTCTCTATGAAACAATCTCCTCTATCAAAACTAATTATAATAATACCGCAACTGGAAATATACAATATAGAGAGCTATCTAGAATATTTACACAAAGTGTTGACACTGGTAAGAAGGAAAAACCAACACCAAAAGCACGTAAGACACAGTCATTATATTATGATATTGCACAAGGAATATATCTTACAAGGACTTTTTATATTCATGTTGGCGACCCGATTGCTTGGGGGAAACAAACCGCATTTATCAATTCATTCATTGGATTTTATGATTCTGATAAAATCCGTTATATTCAACTTGAGCTTGAAAACAAACGTCTTATTAATGTAAGGTTAACTCCAAAGGTAAAAACCTTTATTCATGACGCTATTAAGAAACTCAGGTTTGAAGAACAAGGTACATTGAAAAATGGAATAGTTATTAAAGAAGATGATATTGTTGTAATTAAAAATCATCTAGGTAGGGATGTCTATAAAAGAGTTTACTTTATCAGAAAATCAAGAGATGGTATAACTGAAGCACGCCTTGGTAATTCATTCTACATTTTGGAGAATACAGTAGGTAAAGTACTTGATGTAGACAACCCAACTTACTATGGAGTAGAACTGAATAAAAAGGATAGATATATTATCTTTACTTCCACAAATAGTGGAGGGATTATGAACTCGGGGCAAGAAGTCAAATTTTCTGGTCTGACTGTTAATGAAGGAAATAATAATCTATTATTAGAATTTCAAACAGTAGGAGTAGGTAAAGTAGATCGACCTATAGTTATTGATGCTCAATCTGGAGAACAAAAACCACTATATAATAAAGAACATACAAAGTTAATGTCTCCAGTATTTAGATGTGGGCGTAGACTCCTAGCTTATAAATTTGATGGACATCCTAAAAGCGGGTATGCATGGGGAACACCAGAAGGGATAGCATTTAACAATAATTATTCTGTATCAACACCAACCATAACAGATGTTATAAAACATCTGTTGATCAATTCTGGAACAACTCTTCACATTGAAAGTTTTGATCTTGATATAACATTCAATGTTGGTGATAAAGTTGTTTATGCAGATTGGGATAATCCTATCAACATGCTAATACCTAGAACTATTGAAGGTTTTAAAACAGATGGTGACAGTCACAGCTTGAGCTTTGTACTTTCTGATAAGGAAGGTAGATTGACAGAAGTTGTATATATTAATGGTACTGGATCTGGCGGAACTGCAGCATATATTCATGTTGGAAAAATAAGAAAAATCACAAATAAATATGGGAGGGTTTCAGCAGGAACAAAAATTGTAGCAGAAAAAGGATATATTCCACACTTTCCAAAGAAGGATGTGAATATAATTATTGGTTTTATTACAGATACAGGTGGAGAGGACCCATTAGTCTTATGCTCTAATTGCTGTACATTATGGTATAGTGAAATGATGGAAAACTTTAAACGAGTAACTATGAAATCTAAAAAATGGCCAGAATTAGCACATGCTCCTATTGATATTACAAAAATCAAATTACAATGTGGAGATTTGTTATTGGGTTTATCTGATTTTAGAAGCAGCACTGGGTGGATGGTAAGCAGAGTACAACAATATAAGAATCCACGTATAGTGTCCCTTGGGGCATATGCCTCCCACGCAAGTGATTATAAGGTAGATAATTATGTAAAGAATCATACTGTATTTGATTGTATTCCTAATCCACGGATTGGGCAAAGCGAGCAAGCTAAACTAGAATCAGTTAAAGCATGGCCAAACTTTCATGGTTTATTTATGGAAAGTAAGATATCGCCATACATCTTGTTAAAAGATGAAAGGAGTTTAATAAATGTTTCCAGTACATGTTAATGATGGGACGACAGATATTCCAAACGATGATATATGTTACATTGTGGCAAAGGAAGGTGTATTTCTCAAAAAGAAAGTTGGGATAATGGAAAGCATTGCCCCAGTTGATAACATTTCTATATTAGAAAGCGTCGATTCAATGGCACGAATGAACATTAAGAAAATCCCTGGTGGTCAATTTGCCAGGGTTATTGCTTTCTTTCGTGCAGTATATGCCGAGTATTATGGGGAAGCAATTGTATTGCTTTTCTATGATGAAGTAAAAAGAGTATATAAAATTGTCCCGCCTCATCAAAAGGTTACAGGTGCTGCGTGTGATTACAATAAAGGAATAACTATAGATGGTATGCAGATGATTGGTACAATTCACAGTCATGCTAATATGTCTGCATTTCATTCTGGAACTGATGATTCAGATGAAAAACATTTCGATGGTCTTCATATTACCATTGGAAACATGAAAGATGAGGATGTGAGTATCACAGCTTCGATTGTTGCAAATGGGCATAGATTTGTTATTAATCCAGAAGACTATGTTGAGCGGTTAGTTAAAACCGTGGATATTGATAAGATGGAAAACAGACCGATAAGGCGAGTATTCAAATGGGAACATGGGAAAATGGTTGAAGATATTGTAGCAGGCAAACAATCCTCATATTCCTATCGAAAACTAGACAAACGTTTTACAGTTAATGTATCTGATAAATATCATAGAGTAATTCCTCAATGGATGGAAATGGTTGAAAAGGGAACTTATACTTACAAGTATGCTGGAAGATCAGGTGGAGTAACATATCCTGGTTATCCTGGGTATGGGTATGGTGGTTACGGTGGTTACGGTGGTCATTATGATGCTGATTTATGGAAACAAGCAGGATTTGTTCCTCCGCAATCCAAACCAGGTGTTACAAAACCTTCAGCGTTACCTGATACAAAGTCTGGAAATGTAATTAAGTTTCCTATGCATAAGGTTGAAGTTACAGATAGCGAAGATGATGAGTTCATTCCATGTCAAACATGTGTATTCAGAGGTCATAAATTCTTAGCTGAGGAAGCAGGTGAAGATTACGAACCTGAAATTTATATCTGTAAACAATGTGAAACTGTTGTTATTGAGGATACTGAATCTATTGATATGCCACTATGTCCGATATGCAAAACGGATGACTATCTCATTCCTTTAGATGAGGAAGACTTGCCTGAGAATTATATTAGCGAACTTGACCAGTCACATCTACAAAAGGAACCTGGTCTTAAAGAGGATACAGAGTATCTCACATGCAACACATGTGGAAATTCTTTCCATGCTTTTGCAGGTGAAACAATATGTCCATTTTGCTATTCATTGATTGAGGAAGAAGATATCAAAGGAGTTGATACAGAGGAAGAAAGAATCTCTCAATCAGAGATGGATACAGGAGCATTTTTAGATACTGAATCAGAAGAAGCAAATGCTCTAGCTATTGAAGAAACTATAATAAAAATCCCAGATCCAAGTGAACCACAAATTCCAATCACAGAAATTCCTGTTGATCCACGACACGATGGATCATTAATGTCAAAATTCAGACGTGTGTTTGGAGGTAAAGATGGTCGACCATAATATTGTTGTTATTGGGCTTGGTGGTATTGGGTCTATTCTTATTGAACGCTTATGCCGATTTATGAACTTTTCACAAGATATGGCCGCAGATATCTTGCTTGTGGACGGCGATGATTATGAACCGAAGAACTATGAAAGACAAGAGTTCACAAGACTTGGAAATAAGGCAGACATAAAAGCGACTGAATTGGAGGCTAAATTCGATAGACTGCGGTTTGACGTCTTTGAAGAATATATCACACCAGAAAATGTTGGTGAGGTTATTCATGAAGGCGATATTATATTTATGTGTGTAGATAATCACAAAACCCGGATGGTCATATCAAATTACTGTAAAGAAATGAAAAATGTTATTTTAATATCCGGTGGGAATGATTTTACAGATGGAAATGTACAACTGTATGTGCGAAGAGAAAGCAAAGATCTCACGCCTGACTTGTGCAAATACCATCCAGAAATCGCAAATCCCGATGATAAGTTACCTACCGAAATGTCCTGTGAGGAACTATCTGTGTCAGAACCGCAACTCTACTTTGCGAATTTGGGAGTTGCAACTATCATGTGTTGGACTTTTTACAATGCCGTTGTCAAAGAGTCCTATGAACGGTCAGAAGTTTATTTTGATATTCTGACTATGAATACAAACTCTAAAATTAGATCAATAAACTAAAATCGAAGGAGATTTAAAAATGGGAACAACTTTTACTAAAGATCAACTAGAAGACAAAACTTCAAGAGAACTAAAGAGAATGTGTGTATATGAGCTGAATATTCCTGGTATGACAAAGAAAACCAAGGATGTGGTCATCGCTGCCATTATGGCAGAATATGGCGCACCAGCCAGCGCAAGCATCTCTAAGAGTGGACCTGTAACAGGTATTGAATTTACAGGTCGTAGCGTTATAACCAAACCTGACGGAGCATTCGGTGCTCGTGCTACCACTACTATTCATGTTTCTTGTGGTGCCTCTTCTGGAAACTTCCCTGTTGTTGGACGTACCGTAAAACAGGTTGGAGAATTTCTACGTGAGGTTCTTAATGTTGATCAACTCTCTACCGGACTTATCAATGGTAAAGAAGTTGACGGAGACTATGTTCTAAAACAAAGCGATAACCTTGAGTTCCTGAAACCCGCAGGAAAGAAAGGCTGCTAACTATATTAACGCTTAACGTGTTAGAGGGGGGTCGATTCAGACCCCCCTATTTTAATATAACAGGAGAACAATGAGACCGTGGTATATAAAACAATCGCAGTTATTGGCATTGGAACCCTTGGAGGATTTGTTGCCAATGCACTTTCTAATATTGAAACTCTTGAGACTCTTATAGTTATAGACCACGATAAAGTTGAAGCAAAGAATCTCAAAAACTCCATCTATCGACAAATTGATGTTGGTATGACAAAGGTAGAAGCATTAACAGATATATTATCTCATAAAAATCCAGACTTAACAATTATAACTTTAAATGAAAAGTTTATTGAAGGGAAAACAAAAATCCCTCCATGTGAGTTAGTTTTGGATTGTCGAGATTATACATATGATCGAAGGAGAGAAATAGATGTAAGATTATATATTTCATCAAGGTATTTAATGGTTGATTGTAAAAAGAATGTTAAGTATAAAATAAAAACAGAAGGTAAATATATTGTTCAATTGAACAAGCAAGATCTTAGACATGCTGGAAGTTTAGTAGCTATGTTAATATCAAACAATACAATCGAAACCTTGGTTAAAGATAAATTAATACAGAATTATGAGTTGGATTATGTTAAACATATTGACAATAAGACATGTGATATTGTATATGAACGTCCAGCTATAGAAGATAAGTTTGTAAATCTACCTGATACAATACTTCCAATAATGGAAGCAAATAAGACTAGTGATGTAGATATTTGTGTCGGAGGATCTTTATTTCCACTATCTGAATATTCAATGCCAAAGAATAGTTTACAATCAAGTACAGATCTTATATTGCAGTTAACTAATGCAGTAGCAAAACAAGAATTTAATAATTTTGTTATTTCATTGATACAAAATAAAGGAAAGTATTTGGTCGAACTTATACCTGAAACAGGCGCTGCATAATGAAAATTCAAACAAAAAGAATTAGGGAGATTATTGTCCCAACCAAACTTATATTTAAAAAACAATACCATGAAATAACAAACATCAGTAAAAAGTTTGTAATCAGAGATTATAAAATTAAAACTGTTGATGATAAAATTGACACAGTTACCTTAAACAATCCACATCCAAATGCAGATCCACAAACAGGAGAGTTTTGTATTCCACATAAAATAAGAGAATTGGAAGTGAATGAGAAATCTCTTAATTTTATCAGGGTAATGTTATGCTCTTTTAATTTGGATGATTGTTATTTTACACCATGGGACGAAATAGAATATAAAAATATGAGGTAACTGATAATGACGGAAGACAAAACAAACACTAACGAAGAAAAAATAAAGGAATCAACTTTAAATGCTATTGACGAATTGGCAATTAATATAAAACAATCATCTAGAAAGTTTTTTGACTCATGTGTTGAACGAACAGCTGAAGTTTTCTCTGAAGTATTTGATAATTGTTTGAACAAAACAAAAGAGAAAATAAATAAAAAAGGGGAAACCGATGACTAAAGACATATTTACGGAGGAAATTGAGAATGTTGAAGATGAGTCTTTATTAGAAATCGAAATTATAAAACTTATTGATAAAGCTCTAAGAGAAAGACTTATTGATTTAGCAATTGATGATGTTAAAATCATAGCACATGAATTAATGCCTGATCTTGATAGAATGATTGCAAGTAGGGTTAAAACACATTTCTATGAAATTGGCTCATTCTTGATGCAGAAATTTGGTGATATAGAAGAAGGAGAATAATACATGCCAAAAATATTAAATTACGATACATTTTGTGAAAATTTAGACGAAGTGACGTCTCTAAAAACATTTGGAAAAAGAAAGTTTCATCCGGATGGATTATTCTCTGAACAGATTTTTGGTCCAGTAAGAAATTATACCTGTCAATGTGGCAAGTATCATGGAGTATCAAAAGAAGGGGGACAATGCAGTGAGTGCAAAGTCGATATAGTTAACAGCGATTTACGAAGAAAAAGATTCGCAAAAATCATAATTCCAATTGAAGTTGTTAACCCTCTCTTTTATGATTTATTAGTTGCCCTAGCAGGGAAAACATTCAAAAAAGCATTAGATGATTTAATGCGAAATGATAAAAGTATTTTGTATATGACAGATGAAGAATTTGTTGTAACATTATCCGAAGATACAATACCGCAAGGTGCCCGAAAATGGGAAAGAACTGAAGCTATATATGAATTAGTAAAGGCAGTTGCTGAGGATAATGTTGGTGATGGAGTAGATGAATGGAAACTAGTTCTTGACAATATTGATAATCTTTTGACTAATCAAATAATTGTATTACCTCCGGAACTTCGGCCAACATCAAAAAGCTCAGGAGAGAGCAAACAGTTGATGGATAAAATCAACAGATATTATGTTCAGATCCTGACAAAGAAAGAAATAATGTCGGGCACAATCATTGACATTCATCGTGATAAAGCTCTCTATTATACTTATTTTAAACAATTACAAAAAGATGTAAACGAATTATATACTCGTATTCTTGAAAAGATGGCAAAGAAAGAAGGATTGATTCGTGGAAATATTCTTGGTAAGAGAATAGATTTTTCTGGTCGAGCTGTAATCATTCCTGACCCAACATTAGAATTGGAACAATGTAAACTTCCTTATCTAATGGTTTTAGAAATATTTAAATTACCCATTGCCAAGCGTATTTTAGAACTTGGAAAATTTAAACTGTTGAATCAAGCTATTGATTTTGTTGATGAATGTATTGATAAAAACAATCCTGTATTATTTAGGGTGTGTGAAACTGTAACGGATGGAGAATATTGCATATTGAACAGACAACCATCATTACACAGGTTAAGCATGCTAGGATTCAAAATTAAATTAACATTAGATCATGTTATCAAAATACATCCATTAGCATGCCCTCCATTCAATGCAGATTTTGATGGGGATCAGATGGCAGTTTATATACCAATTACACCTGAAGCAAAAGAAGAAGTAATTGAAAAGATTTCAATTGCAAAGAATTTATACAGTCCAGCGAATGAAAGTCTTACAACAACTCCAAGTCAGGATGTAATTTTAGGAATTTATTATTTAACATTACCGGAATTTAGTAATGGTAAAGACGATATTGAAGTCGAAGGTAACAAAATAACTTGGGGTGAAGCAGAATTTAATAAACAATTACCAAATGATTATCCTTTAGTAAGAGGAACAATTGCAAAAGGAAAACTCTTGGATATTCTGAATGATATAAAAGATAAATACCCAAGCGAAGAAGTAATTAAAGTATTGGATAATGTGAAAAGAGTTGGATTTAAGTATGCCACATTATTCGGTTGTACTCTTTCATTGGATGATTTTCCTCTTGATGGTTTAGCTGAAATTAAAAAAGATATCTACTCACTACCAGAGACTAGAGATCAATTGATTGCTCTTTCCGATGATGCATTGTCAGAAAGAATGAGAGATGGATTTAAATATTCATATATGATTGAATCAGGAGCAAGGGGAAGTTGGGATCAAGTCAAACAGTTAATATTCAGTCGTGGCTTCATTTCAAATTTCGATGGAGAAATTTTACAAATGCCAATTAAAAATTCCTTAATTGAAGGTTTGACTCCAGAAGAATTTTTCTATTCAACATATGGTTGTAGAAAAGGTCTTCTTGATGTAGCTCTTAATACAGGAACAAGTGGTTATCTTTCAAGAAAACTAATATTCACATGTGCAAATTTACAAATAGATGAAGATGTAGATGACTGTGGTACAACAGACTTCTTAAGCGTTGATGTTAAAAGTAAAAGAAAAGCAAGAATGTTAGTTAACAGATATTATAAAAATGGAGATACTCTTGAAAAAATAACTCCTGACAATTACGAAAGCATTATTGGAAAAGTAATTGAATTGCGAAGTCCGATTCTTTGTAAAAATCCAAAGATATGTAAAAAGTGTTATGGAGATTTATATAGGAATTTGAATAGTAGATTCATTGGTATTATTGCAGCACAAACTCTTGGTGAAAGAGGAACTCAATTAGTTTTGCGAACTTTTCATACTTCAGGTTCTGCTGTTATTAAAGGTGAGCAAAATCCGGATGATCCATCATTGAAACAAAAAGATATTATTGGGGATCTTGCTTCAGTTGCACAGTTACTTCACAAATTTAGAGGAAAAACGTACACCAGCATAGTTGAAGAACTATTTGATGTGTATGACAAAGATATATACCACGTACATTTTGAATGTGTTGTTGCTCAATTAATGTGGAAAAATTATCAAAAATGGAGATTGATTCCAAATAGAGATAAAATAAAACCAGACTATTATAGCATTCAATCTGTGCCAAATCAAGAAAGTTGGATTCTTGCCATGGCATTTTCAAATCCAAAGAGATCAATCTTACAAGGTATCTTGTATGAAGGAAGATATTCAGGAGTTATGGATAAAATCCTTAAAGGTGAAAAAATAACATGAGAGATCCAGAACGAATTGATAGAATATTAAAAAGAGTCGAGGAGATCTGGAAAGCAAATCCAGATCTCCGACTCACACAACTTATAATGAACGCACTCGCATTAAATGTTGATCCCTATTATATCGAAGATGATAGACTAGAGAAAAAGCTTATCGAGTATAAATCGACATATACAAATTAGGAGGTTCTAATCTTGGACATTATCAACCCTACTTTCAAGCTTCAGAACGAAGACAAGAATATCTTCACATTAAGAAGAAACGATTATGAGCAGATTTTACCTTTAGTCCGAGAAATAGTTACCCCAGTTGAAGAAATTGGTTTCACAATAACTGAATTGGATTTAAAAGATTCAAGGTTCTCATCTGGAGAGTTATCCAAAACAATTAAACAAACTTTAGTAATCAAATTACAAAAGGGTCCTGCAAATATTGATTTAAGTATTTTTCTGCCAAAGCTGATAGATGATAACTACATAATTGTCAATGGCAGGAAGAAGATTCCTTTGTTTCAACTATACGATATTCCGATTGTAACAAGGGGAGCAAATATCAAAATAAGGACCAATGTTGCAACAATCATGGTTTTTAAAGATAAAGAAATGCCTTTTATTAAAATAAGTTTCCTTGGAAAGAAAATTCCTTTGGCTACATTCTTGTGTGCATATCATGGATTAGAAGAAGTTCAAAGAATTTTCAAACTGTCGGAAGATATTGATAGACAGGACGATAACTTATTTGAAGTCTTGCGTGGAGATTTGTTTGATATTGTTGACGAATCAAGAGGGTATTCGCAAGATGATTTCATATTAGAAATTGGGAGATACTACTCAAAATATAATGCAAAATCAAAAGGCGAGGATGTTCTTTATGCAATGGATCTGATTCCAAAGATAGATCCGATAAGCAGAAAATTCTTTTATACAGATACTTTGTTAGATGAAATTCTATATATCTTAAAGATTGAATTTGTTGATGATATGCTTTTCACAAATAAACGTGTAAGATGCTTTGAGTATATTGTAACATCGAAAATTTCAAAGATCATATTCGATCTTTGTTTTTCAAATCGAACTGCAAGGCAACCAAAGTTTAATATAAATTCAACACAGATTTTATCAGAATGTAATGTATCAGATATTGTACAATTCGATTTTTCAATTAATCCAGTTGAAGAATTGACAAAGCTTTCCAGGATCAGTTTGCTTGGTCCAGGCGGATTCAAAAGGGAGAATATTCCAAAGCATTTACGTGATATTTGTCCCACAATGTTTGGTCGTATTTGCCCTGTCGATACCCCAGACCGTGATAATTGCGGTGTTCTACAGAACTTAATCCCCAATGTCAACCTAGATGAGGATCTTCGCTTTACAAGGGATATATGCGAAAAACAACCACTATCTATACCTGTTTCAATGACTCCATTTTTAAAACATGATGACCAAACAAGACTCCAAATGGCAGCATCACAAATGCGTCAATCTATCATGTTAAAACAATTTGATTCTCCATTAATTGCTTCAGGTTGTGAGGGGTTGTACAGTGATCAAACACAATTTGTTAAAAGAGCAAAACATGCTGGAGTGGTTGTCCATATTGATAAAGATTATGTAATCGTCATGTATAATAATGGTGAAGCAGATATCTTTAACATATCTTACAGAAAAATATATGTTGAGCACATGGACTTCATGAACTTGTATGTGAAACCAGGAGATAAATTCAAAGCAGGTGATATTCTTGCAGAAAGTAATTTCTGTCATAACGGAAATATTAATATTGGAAAAAATCTACTTACAGGTGTTATGGTTTATTATGGTAATAATTATGAGGATGGAATTGTTATATCTGAAAGATTACAAGAAGAAGATACTTTAACATCAGTCCATTTTGAAGATTTATCATTCACATTAACGCCAGATAAAGTATTGTTGTCTCTACAAGATAATATATACAAACCACTCCCAGATGATCTGGAAAGATTAAATATGGGAGATGCTTATGCAAAACTTAAAAAGTTAAATACTGATGATTACTATTCTGTTTTTACAGAACCAATTACGTTAGAAGCTAAAAAGAATTTAATAATTTCAGAAGTAAATCTTTATGCAAATGAATGGAATGAAGAATTGCCTGAGTTTAAAAAATGGATTGAAGAACGTTTAGAACAACAGCAAGAAAAAGAAAAATACTTACAAAAAATAATTAAGGATACATTTGATAAAGATGAGGCAATGAAAATTATTAGAGAGAAGAGTCTTGATAAATCTTCATTTGTCGGCAAATACAAATTCAAACGTGAGAAAGTTTCAGGTATAAAAGTTGAAATATTTGGTGTCTATTTCCGAAAAGTAAAAGTTGGGGATAAGATGGCAAACAGGCATGGAAACAAAGGTGTTATTTCACGAATAGTTCCTCATGAAAAAATGCCACAACTTAAAGATGGTCGTCATTTGGATATATGTATAAATCCATTGGGTATCATTTCTCGTATGAATATTGGTCAGCTGTATGAACTGCATCTTGCAATGTCAGTTCAAGACTTAAAAATAAATATGTTAAGAATGTTAAATGAAGATGTTGAACAGGATAAGATTAAAAAATATCTTCTTGACTATATACAAATAATTGATAAAACAAATGAGTCTTGGTATCATAATCAATTTGTAGAATTGATGCCAAAGGAAATTGATGTTACATTTATAAAAGACCTTTCAATAATTCAAGCTCCATTTGAATCATCATGCTTGGAAGACTTACAGGAAGCTCTTAAATACACAAATACAAACTTTAAAGAAAAGTTACATGACCCAGTATCGGCTACTGAGATTATGCATGAAATTGCTGTGGGATATATTTACTTTTTCAGAATGGTTCATATTGCAGAAGAAAAATTAGCTGCACGTGGTATCGGCGCATATGCAAGGAGAACACTACAACCATTGGGAGGAAGAAAAAATAAAGGCGGTCAACGATGTGGTGAAATGGAAACAGCATGTTTAATTGGACATGATGCTCCACATAACTTATTTGAATTTTTAACAACCAAATCAGATTGTATTGATTTGAAAAATAATTACATTCGTGGATTTATTGAATCTCAATTATTAGATGAAACAAGAGAAATAGATACAGTCCCCGAATCAGTTAAGTTATTAAATTCATATCTTACTGTTATCGGAGTAGATCACAAATGACCTGGTATAATTCAACATCATCAGACACATCATCATCGTCATATGTCTGGTATGCTCTCCCGGCAACAGGGAAATATAAACTATCGAAACTTACATTAAGTAAAGTAGCCGAAGAAAAAGAAGTACCCAAAGAACAAATAATTTTATTTGATCCAAAAGATCTAGATATATAAAGGAGGAACACTAATGGTTGGCAAATGTCTTCCTGACATTCAATGCGAACCTCCAAATATATTTATCCCCATACAACAGGTAGGTGTCGAGAATGTTGAGGTTCCATTTAAATTAGAGTCTAAATACGGAGGTTTTCATCAGATGACAGCAAATGTCTCAATGAGAACAGATTTAGATGAAAAGACAAAAGGAATTTCAATGTCTCGACTCCTCCTGACATTAAAACCATATTTGGATTTACCATTGAAACGCACATTAATTGAACAAATTTTAAAAGACGTAAAAGAAAATGTTGGAAGTACAGCAAGCTATATGAAATTTGAATTTCGGATGCCAGTTATTCGTAAATCAATTCTTTCAGATAATGAATTTCCAATTTATTATAAATGTAGATTTGAAGGCCAGTTATGGGGTGAGAAAAACTTCAGATTCTATCAAGGTGTTAAAATTCAATATGCTTCATACTGTCCATGCTCAGCAGAATTATGTGGGCATTTGACTGAACATAATAGTAAAGGTTTTCCTCACAATCAAAGATCATTTGCTGATATATTAATTGAAGGTGAAACCAAACCACATTATATTTGGTTAGAAGATATAATTGAAGCAGTTGAATCAAAAATTCTTACTCTTCCATACCCAATAATAAAAAGAGTAGACGAACAGGAAATTGCAAGAGTTGCAGCAGAAAATCCTATGTTTGTTGAAGATGCGATAAGATTAATTTCGCAATCATTAAATGAGATGAAAGGAGTTGCAGATTGGATTGTTAAATGCAGCCATGAAGAATCAATTCATACATCTGAAGCGGTTGCTATAAACTGGAAAGGAAGGGTAGGGGGATTTAACGGTAGGAGATACTTATGATTCGACCATGGGAAGAAGAACCAGAAAGATACAGCCATTCAACTCGATGGAACGGTATAGCTAACTGTGTCAGAGAACCAATTGAAGATGAAAGGACCGGATGGAAGCGTGGTGATATAATCAAATTTGGATCTGGTTATTTTGCTTCTTATGATTATAAAGATTGGTTTTTAGATAGTGAAGATAAAGCACAAAGGTTGAAAAGAGACAAAAGAGTCCCAATATATGCTTTCAATCAATATGCTATATTAATGACAAGATATAGAGTCGTAAAAAGAAAACATGGTGATATTTTCAGAGATTATGGAAGTCATATTATGATGATAACAGGTCCAAAAATAGGACACATGAGACGATTCTATGTAGGAAATCCATTCGAACATGTTGGTTCATTTCCTTATAATACTATTTCTGATTATGTTAAAAATATTATTGATAATTTCGGAATGGACGGAATATTAAATGAACTCTATAGAAAATATGGAAATACATCAGAAGCAAGAACATTATTTGTATCAGAATTTCAAGATAGACTAAGTGAGGAAAATACATGAACGAAACAAAAATGAGAGACTTATATAAAAAAGAACGAAATTATGAACGAAGTGTATTTGGAGAATATAAAGATGATCCATCATTGAGTTTTCCAAGTTTTCTGTTATTTCTTGAAAGATATGTTCAAGAAGCAAAAGCAGCATATGTAGGAAAATGGGATAAAGATTTACCTCCATGGTTAGAGGATTGTGTTGAACATCATAATGGAGGATTCGCTCCCGTGAAAGCATATGCCGAAATCATTAAAGTTATGGCTCTGGCTGGTGCTGCATTAGAAACATATGCAATAGTCGATCCAACAAAATGGAGAGAGAACGCAGAAAGCGATGCATTAAAATGGAAAGAATAAAAAAACGACAAAGGAGAAAATATTCAAATGAATGAAAACTTATCACAACTAGTCCAAGCTGCAGACACTACAGAAGGCGTAGTATTTTCGGAAACGGATTTGGATCTTCCGGAAGAAGAATCATCGGAAGATGTGGCTACAGATATTATTGAAGAACCTCAAGCTAATGTTATTCCCATTGCCATGTTATCATCATGGTTTGAAGCTAACAGTGAAGGGATTGACAACATCAATCAGGTAAAGGTTGTAATTCGTGGAATTAATTCTGAGAGTACTCTTATTATGGCTGTCAAAAACAACGAAGGTAGTGTTGATGATGATGGCAATGATGAAAGAGCTTTAAGAGTATTTGACAATGCAGATTCAATTCCAGTTTTAGATCTTCCACCTTTATCAATGGACATATATAATAATGGTTTTAAAATTGTATACCAACATGGAGATGTATTTATCAAAACATACGGTGTTCGTACAGGTTTGATTTGTGCATTATGTGCTTCAGTTGGTGCTTATATAATTCCTTATTCTATTATCCGTGTAAAGAAAAAAGATACTGAATTAGAACTTCCAGCAACACAGCCAATTATCACATATGAAAAATTGGCTGAACCTGCTGATTTAGAATCATTGCAATTATTATATAAACAATCAGCAAAATCTATTGATGGCCTATCAACGAATCAGTCTGTTGTTAATTGGTTAGTTGATAGACAAAGAGATGTTACAGATATCAACCATCATTTACAAATTGATAATGTATTGATTGATATTTTAAAGTAGGAGAATTGGATGGGGGGTAATGAAAATATTATCCCCATCCATCATTCATCATGCAAATAAACAAAAATAAAAAGCTTATATTAAGCGATGTGTATCTTTATGATATTGAGTCCTGTCATTATTCCATCATGCAAAACTTAGGTTTGGATATGACCGGAATTGAACGGGATAACAAAACCGAAAGAAATATTCAAATTGGTAAAATGATGAGAAAAAATCCAAAGTTGACATCTCTTCTACGGAATACAACAAACTCAATAATAGATGAATACATGCGGGTGAATGAAATTACAGATGATGATATATTGATCCGTCAATATGATGGTGTATTGCTACATAAGAAACTTCTCAGGATAACTGATTTAAAAGGTATTCCATTGAACATCCGTAAGCATCTCATAATTTTTATTTCATCAATTGATAGAAAAAAATACATCGCTCTGGATAGTGAAAACAAAACATCTATTAAAGGTGTCCCATATAAATATAAAGAATTAAATACAATATATGAGAAAATATGTAAAATAAATTTTACCAACAAGGAAACATTATTCAGAAACCTGCAACGAATTAAAGATCATATGATGACCACAACCAACATTAAATTGTTTGGTATCCCTCAAGCGAATGATAAATACAATATTTTTTTAAAGGGTTATGGTCAAGTCGAAGTCACGAAGTCAACATTAAAAATAATGGATCCAGATGATATTGATAGAGACACTTATTTCAATTTTTACATAGCGCCCTTTACAAAAAGTATTGTAGTAGATTTTGTCAGATAAGGAGATATAATGATAATATTAAATATTGCAGGCGGAAAACTTTCTCCAATACCAACTGTATTGGACGATGAAATGATTCCATCGTACACATTAAACATTGATACGTCATATTATACAGACACGACCCCACAAAGTATTGAAAGAGAAGCAGTAGAATGGGCAAAAGATCCCGATGCAGTTTCCAAACAGAGATTTTGTAATACAGATATATTTGAATTTATGGAGAGAACCATACTTCAATTTGATCGTGTTGTGATATATAGATTCCTTGAACATGTATCATTTACACAGTTGGATTATTTTATATATTTAATATCAACAGTCGCACGTAAAGGCGCTATGATTGATGTTATAGTTCCAAACTATCAAGTATTAGCACAGCGAATTATCAATGAAGAACAACGTTGTAAGATAAAAGACTTCGAACAGTATGATGATTTTACGGGATGGAATACTGAATTAACAACTGAATTGTTAAATGAACCATCATGCCCTCATGCTTCAATATGGACACCATTCAGAGCAAAGAAATTTTGGGAGCGTGAAAAAAGATTCACAGTAGATCCAAAACAAATTGAAGAACGATGCAATTTTGATGGGCGTAATATTTATATGAGATTCTTTGCCTGGAGAGTATAATGTCTAAAAACTCATTTAACCATAATAAATCAGCACAATCATTTAGACAGAATCAATCAATAAGTACATTGCCACCATTTACTCTTCATGAGGCAACTATCGCTATATCATTAGATTACAAGAATACCATAAATATTGTAAAGCATAGACATCAACACAAAATAGATAATATGTCTGTTGATGAATCAGTTGAAGTAATGATGGATATGCTTTGTAGAATGATATTTCGGGGAAGAATGGATATGTTTCAAGAAGCTCTGAAAATAAAATTATGTAAAACAATAAACAAAGTATTAAAAGAGGAAGGAGGTGATCCCGATGAGGACACCCTTTAGCGAAAGAGCAGAATCAATGGGATTGCAAGGTCGCTCATTTAGAGGACTTTATAGTTATTCCGATAGATATTCTGAAATCGTATATAGACAAGCAACAACAATGCCTTCTCCATATATAGATCGAGGGATGGAGGCAACTCATCCAACTGATGGGTTTGAAATGCCGATGATGGCAATATTTACAAAAGCTCCAGATGATGATGAATATAAATATTGTGGTACAGTATCTGACTTTTATCAATTCATGGGTAACGATGTATTGAATGAAAGAATCAGATCAGCAGTTCAGGCAGTAGGTATGCCAATAGTAACTGAAAATTGTATTCTCAGTTATGATCTCACACGAATGAGAACTGAATTGATTATTCAAAGTTCACAAAATGTTCCAAATGCAGGAGATGTACTTCCAGTTATGATTGTTCAAAATAGTTATAATGGAACAAAAGCAGCATCCTTATCTTTTGGAATTGCAACATATGTGAATAGAGAGCGAGTAACATTCGGTTTTAGTCTCGGAGAAATGAGGCAGATTCATATTGTTAATTCTAATACAGAAATGGCATCTGCAATTAATTCCTATATGGGAGTGTTTACAGAAAACATTGCAGATATGATTACTCAAAGTTTTTCAAGTGAACTTAGTGAACAAGAAATGCTTGGGGTTCTTGATGTAGTAGAAGGATTTGGAAAAAAGAGAAGGGAAGCTGTTTCAACATTATTGGATGAAATGCAAACAGCGTCAGGAAATAGATTGCCAACAGCATGGCAAATGTTTCTTGCGATTGTGAGATATAGTAGTTTCGAACCGAACCTTAACATTAAAAGGTTAATGGAAAATGCAGCAGAAAGTGTTCTGATTATACCACCACGAATGTTTGATGTTTTAGAAAGACTACAAACTTCGTAGCGTGAGTTATATTTATGAGGGGTTGTTGTAACCCCTCATTTTTTTTGGAACAAAAAAGAAAATAAGGGATAATAGAGTCATGCCAGAAAAACCAGCAGATGTCGGATATGTAGACAATCAATTATATGTCATTAAAGTAATGATAAAAGATTTAGATTACACTAATGATGTAACAGGTGTAACCCTTACGTCTTCTTTGAGTACTGCATACCAAGTAATTGATCTACATTTTTTGTTAGATCCTGCCGATGCTATTGTGGAAGATATATTTGGTGGTGAACCAATCAAACTTACAATAACTCTTACTAGAGAACAAGCGATACCCGGGCCAAGCATAGAAGTGGAACTTATGTATCTTACATCCAGATTTAAACTAGATAGTAGAAGTCAAATGTCAACCACAACACAACCAGTCAGGACTCCAATAAGAATTACAACCATTGTAAGGCAATCATATAAAACTATGTCAACTTTAGTTAATGATGTTTTTATTGGCACAGATTTGAAATCTGTTATTGCATCTTTAGCAACTGAAGTTGGAACAACTGTAGAATATGATACAAATGGGCAGAATACAACAACAATTGATCAAATTTGTGTCCCTCCAACATCATTTTATAAAGTTATTAAAGAATACAATAGAGGTTCTTCTAATATATTTGATGGGTTTTTAGATCAAAGATTTGGATTATTTTCAGGAACCCCAGGTGTCTTTTGTCAATATGATAATAAAGTATATATTAAGAATTTAACAGCCAAAATAAGTATGGATCAAGCATTTACAGTCTATCAATTAGCATCATCAGATCACCCCAGTAAACTCGATCAAAAAGTATTTGATGATTCTGATAATCTAGGTACTGTTTTTTATACATATGATTCTGTTGAAAGTTCATATTCTGGAAATGTGAGATTTGCTGATACTGGATCATATATTCATCAGCTTGTAAGACCAAAAGATACATTATCATCAATATTAGTTTTTGATCTTGATACAATCGCTAAAGAAGAATCATTATTTTACAGTCAAAGAAATAAAAATTTATATATTGATGAGGCAGCCAAAAGTATTAAATATTATAATGAGGATACAGGGTATAATACAAAGCTTACTCAATTTGATTCTCGATACGGACGAAGTGTATCCGATCTTGCCAGTATTTCATTAAATTTAGAAAGAAACTTACCAGTCTTAAAACTTATGGATGTTGGAGAGTGTGTTAAGTTTAAACCAGCTTCAATCGAATATCAAGATTTTGAAGGGAAGTATATATTATGGAGTTCAATTCTTAATTTTAAAAGACAAGGACCTGGATGGCAAAGTACCGCCCAAATAAACCTCAACAGAACAAATAAAAAGAATTAGAAGTAAACTAATTTTTAGAACAAAAAATAAAGGAGAATAGTATGGCATCTAAAAACGTAAAACCCAGAGATATTCAGGGTCTTGCCGATGAGTATGTAAGTGAATTTTTAAGATGTAAAGCTGACTTCCAATATTTTTGTTCTAGATATATTCTAATTGAAATACCGGGAAAAGATGTTAAATTAGTACCTTATCAAAAACAGGTCGAACTTATTAATTTGGTTGAAGAAAAACATTATGTACTTGTATTAAAGAGTCGACAGATCGGAATATCAACTATCATCCAAGCATATTCTGCATGGTTAACAATCTTTTTTGATAATGCTGTTATCGGAATTATTTCAAAAGATGGAAAAGAAGCTACTGACTTTGCTAGAGCTGTTCGTGGAATGGTTGAGAAATTACCCGATTGGATGAAACCTCCAGGTGGAATGCTCGGAAGAGGATTTGCAAAAAGAACAGAGCAATCATTTATTTTAACAAATGGTTCTAAAGTATTTGCATCGCCAGTTAATCCTAATGCTCCAGATAAAACCCTTCGTGGTAAGGCATTGACATTCTTAGTAATTGATGAGGCAGCATTTGTTCATCATATTGATACTGCTTGGACTTCTCTGGTTCCGGCATTATCAACAAATCAAATGCAAGCTAAAAAAGCAAATGTGCCATACGGTACAGTTGTTCTCTCAACACCAAATAAAACTGTAGGAATAGGCGAGTGGTACTTCAAACGATACATGAACGCTGTATCAAGAACCGATATATTTGAACCATTTGTTATTCACTGGAAAAGTATTCCTGAGTTAGCTGATGATGAAGATTGGTATAAAACACAATGTTTATTATTTGATAATGATAAAAGAAAAATTGCTCAGGAATTGGAACTAAAATTCTTACCAGCAGAAGGTTCATTCTTTGAACCAGAGACTGTTGAAAAAGTTCAAGATGCAGCTCATAAACCTATTGAAACTACAAAACTTTTCAATGGGGAATTGTGGAAATGGGACCATGCAATACCCGGAAGATATTATATAATGGGCGTCGATACAGCTCCTGAACATGGTGAAGATAAATCTGCTGTTACTGTTTGGGATTATGAAACTCTTGAACAGGTTGCAGAATATCAAGGTAAATGTAAAGTCCTTGATTATGTAAAAATTGTAAAAGTATTAGCAGCGCAATATCCTGGTCTGATTGTTGTAGAATCAAACTCATATGGAAATCAAGTTGTTGAACAATTAAATAATAGTGAGTTTGGTCATATGATTTATAAAGAGAAACGTGGGAAGCAAACTGTATTGCCAGGACTTTCAACAAACTCAAAAACTAGACCATTAATGATAGATGCACTTTATTCATATATTACTCAATATCCTGAATGTGTTAAATCAGAAAGATTGGCATTAGAAATTGCAGGATTAGTAACAAAAACAAGCGGGCGTGTTGAAGCAGATTCAGGATGTCACGATGACCTTGTGCTCGCAACATCTGTTGTTATGTATGTTAGAAAATATGATCCACCGATGTTAATTGGAACACAAGAGTTTACACAAATTTCATCAGAAATGGCTAGCATTATTAGAAGTAACACAGAGGGATCATCTGAGTCCTTTACTAATGAAGGTATAATGAAACATGTTAAAGATAACATTGGAGAGATGCAGGGGTTTGTTGACATCCTTGGAATGTATCAAAATAAATAGAGCACTACCTGTAAGGAGATAACTAAATGGCTGATCCAAAACCACCAAGTGGAGGAAACGATAGAGCACGCCGAATTAATAGCCTTCATAACAAAGTAAATGGGATGGTTCAAGAACAAGATAAAAAGGCTATGCAAATCTCATCAGAAGTTAGTTCATTAACAAAAGAACAACAAAGGTTAATGCAACAACTAGATATAGAAAAAAGCGAATTTACAAATGAAACTGCAAATGCATATAATGGAGTTGTAAAAAGTCTTGGGAAGACAATCCAAAGCTTATCCGTTGGAGTAGCAAGTATTACAAGCGATACAGCGAAAGCAACTGCTGGAGCAATTGGTCAATACGGAAAAGCAATTGGTGAAGATATAAGTGTTAACAAACAAAATACAATGGTTATGGCTATGTCAAGAGCAACTCCTCTGTTTGGGTATTTTGCTGCCAAGTTTATGGAAACAGATGTTTTCCAACAATCTGCTAAAAAAATAAAAGAACAAGTTAGTGGTACATTATCAAAAGCAGGAGAATCACTAGGAAACGTATTCAAGAAAAAACAATCAGATAATATTAGTGCCGCAAATCCTCCAAAACTACAAGAAGGTGGTTTCATTAAAAAAGGTGGTATGATTGAAGTTCACGCTGCTGAAGTTGTAACCCCAGTCGATAAACTCCTTGATAAAATTGATCCGACCAGCAGCAATAAAGTTTTAGAGGAATTGTCACAAATCAATAAAGGTCTACGATCATCGTCTAAGATCTCCACAGAAACTCAACAAAAGCTATTAAAATCAATGAATGAATTAAAAGCAGCTCAAATTGGTACAGCGGATCGTATGCAGATTGCTTGGCAAAGAACTCTATTAGAAAATCCAGCACTCAAATCTATGCTAATGTTTAGTCAATTGATGAAATCATCTATCACAACTCCGTTTAAAGTACTGTTTAGTGCTCGTGGGGGTTATTTAGGCGATGTAAGAAAAGCAACACGAACAAGTAATATATATCAACAACAAGTCAACTTACTAGCATTAATCTATACAAAAGGGATGGTCTTCCTACGAAATATTGATAAATATACAAAAGTCACAGCTGAAGCATTAGTGGGAGAAGAGGTATCTCCAGTATCTTCAAAAACATATACATTGTTTGGTAAAATAAAAGAATTTATGACCACAAGAAAGTTCAGCAAACGAAATGCTTTCGATATGTTTTCAGAAAAATTGGGACTTGATAAGAGTGCTTTACAAGAAGCTGGTATTACAAGTTTTTCTGATTTATTATCACCTGGTGCAATCCTTAGAAATATGGGGTTTACTAAAGCAAACATTTTTGGTAAAATGAGAGAAGGACCAGCAGCACCAATAACAGATGAACAAGTTAGAAAAGCTAAAGAGATGAAAGATAGAGCTATGGGCAAAGCATCATCCATATACGAAACAGGAGCAGGTGCTGTTGGTGGGGCAGGTGCATGGGCAAAAGGTAAAGGTGAAGAAGCATGGGGTACTGCTAAAACTTGGAAAGGTAGAATGGTCGATGAATTAAGTCGAATCAGAAAATCTGAAGAAGATCGAGAAGATCGAGAAGGTCCACATTCACCAAGTATGGCACAGAATATTGCATCATCAACAATTTCAGCTATCAAAGGAAATAAACTTTCTCGTACTCTTACAAAACAAGTTTCGAAAATAAAGAATAGTATATTTAAAACTGCAAAACTTGCAAAGAAAGCATTTAAAGATAATTATAATAGTGAAAGAGATAAACAGAGAAAATTAGCTGAAATAAGAAAAAATACCAGAAAGATGGCACAGACAGCTAAGAGAAATAGGAAAGATGTAAAAGGTTGGATTCCAATGATAGTCGGATTCTTTTCAAACCTGTTAGGTAGAATGGGAAGAATAGGACGTCTTATCAAAACTATTTCAGTATTCTTTCTCGGACCATTCATGAAAATGTTTAAACTTATGGGAAAAGGTATATCTGGTGTAGGTAGATTGTTTGGAAAAGGAGCAGGTAAAACAATAATAGGTGGTTCTGGAAAACTTGGAAAAGCGCTAGGTGGTGCAAGAGGTGCATTACAAGGTGGTGGTGCCAGAGGACTTGCTAGATTTGCTACTGGAGCTGGTGGTAA